CTGTTTCTCCTGTGTCTCCAGTGGGGCCTGTTTCTCCTGTGTCTCCAGTGGCGCCTGTTTCTCCTGTGTCTCCAGTGGGGCCTGTTTCTCCTGTGTCTCCAGTGGCGCCTGTTTCTCCTGTGTCTCCAGTGGGGCCTGTTTCTCCTGTGTCTCCCGTATCCCCGGTAGGACCTCCTGCCGGGCCTGTATCACCCGTAGCTCCAGTAGAACCTGTAGCACCTATAGTACCAATAGTACCCGTGGCTCCAGTAGCTCCAGTAGCTCCCGTGGCTCCAGTAGCACCTGTAGCACCCGAACCTCCACCAGACCCAATATATGGAAGAAGACTCCACCGAGTAACTCCATCACCAACCTTAAGGCGATAGGTATCTATTTCGACTCCCGGCTCACCGGCTTTCAAAACTGGGTCTTGCGAATTTGTCCACCCAGCCTGCGTATCTCTACGAAGTTGAAACTTTATTGCACTAACACCACACGGCATTCGGTTTATTAACTACCGCATACAAGTGTTCTTGAACTTCCTCCATCGTACGGCATACCATTTGGCACGGTCCCATCTGCAACAACACATACTTCATCTGCCCCAGCCATTCCATCGAAGACGGTATCTGGAGGTGCGTCGCACTGATTACAAACAAGTGTCCTGGAATTACCACCATCGTATACCGCCCCCTGGAGATTACCATCATAAATATCACATATTTCACTCCCAGAAAGTTGACCATCGAGTATATCTGGACAGGGCTTTGGAGGGCAGGGGCAATCAGATGTTATCATATACGCCTCTAGATACCCGCTTGTCGAACCGGTTGTATGTGTTGTCTCCTTTATAGGACGATACCCGCCACGATGGACCGCTGCAATAGCGCTTCTGCGCACCGATTGTATTATCATGGAAGCATCGCGATTCCCATTTGATTTGAGAGAGTTTGTGGTTCCAAGTTGATGATTCCAAGGAGTCAATTCTTTCTGTGTAACTTCCGGAGTTGATCTTGTTATCAAATATATGGAACCAACTAGGAACACAATTCCCAGAATATTACCGAGCATTGTCTAAACACTTTGAATAAACTCCCACTTCAGATAGTCGCATATTTTCTTCCAAATCTGGTCATGGGCTATTAGCCGATCCCGAGATTTCAACAATGGAAAATACACCTTGTACTCGTCCAAATCAAGGAGCTCGAAGAACTTAAACAGGATGTAGCTGTATGACAGAAAGTTTGTCCTATCATTCGGACAGTATAACAGAAACGGGGCTTGGATTTCTTGGAACATGGTCCTGATCTTTTCTTCGATTTCGGGAGTAATGGTTGGCGGGGGGTTCCCATTGAGTCGGGAGAGGATATGAGCCGCATGCTCATAGTACTTGCTTCTTCCCAGCTTTTTAAGGATTTCCCTAGCATCCTTTTCATTCAAATCGGCTACATTGGAAATACGACGTTTCCTGATCTCCAGAATCACCTCATTCATAATCTCATCTGGAATGATGGTACTCTCCTTTGCTTGAAACTGGTTCAGAATCTCATTGAGATGGTTGATCTTCTTGTAGGCATAGTTGTTGCGCTCTTTTGGAGGATCGCGAAACGATGGTAGATCGCTTACAATCATCGCATACTCTTCTGACCCGCAGCGAGGGCAGACAAGGATTCCTTCTGTTGGCAATTCCTCACGAGCAACGTTGCATTCATGGCAGTGCTCGGTCATCAGCTGAACAACATCGGCACCGCTAGAGACCTTCATTCGTTGCAAAAACTCGTCAAGGAGCCCTTTACGCGATACACCTGCTTCGGAGTTCATAGACAGAAACTTAGTAAATGTGTTCTCATTTGAGGTCTGAACAACTGGAGTAATCGACTCCACTCCTCCGTAGTAGCTCAGCATGAGATCCAGATTCTTCATGTAGTATTCCTTAATCTGATCAGTTGAATCAGCGCGTCCTTCAAGTTCACGCAACGACTGTTCGCACTTTGAACGCTCCACGATAGATATGACATCGCTTGACTGCTGAAGTTTCTCAATTACTATCTTGAGATCCGACTGTTCCTGCTTGATTACATCGGTCGACTGATCTCGGAATTGCTGGACCACCTCCCTATGAACGGAGTCCAATGTTCCGGCTTTTAAGGCAGATTGCTCTCTTACCTTTCGTACCCTAAAGTTGTCCATATGCTACTTTCGGTTAGCGTCTTAAAACGAGAAAGAGCATGATTCCTGCTAGAAGCACTCCTCCGAGCATGGGGGAGCTCATGTTCCCAAACGTCTCCCTAGACAACCTGGCGTACTTTTCACGGTTATCCTTCATTCCTGCGAGGTCTGTCTGAGCAGATTCAAGTTCGCCCTGTAGTTTGACAAGTTCTTTCTTATACGTCTTATTGTCTGGGTTTCCTGCAACGAGCCGTTCGACCTCTCGAACCCGGTCGGATAGACGCTTGACTTCGGCTACTTTTGCAGCATCCGCGTTTACGGGTTCTGGAATAACTGAACACTTATTTCTGTCAAAGTCGGGAGACAACGATGGCGTTATATACGCAGTATCCCCATTGGATCCATTGGTCACCTGACATCTATACTTTTGGCACGGGGGCGTTGCATCGACCTTCATTGCGGTATACATGGTTACCGGGTTCAATGAAAACACGTCGTCCATCACACCTCCGACAAGGCCCCTACCAAGAACACCTCCCTTTGGAATATTGCTTACGAAGGACTTTCTGGGTTCCAGAGTTCCCGATGGGCTGACACACATTCCACCAGTTTCAATAAGGTAACTGTCTCCGAGAGGATTCTGAGTATATCCCATGATATCCACATACTTGAACGCACCTCGCACATTGGTTGCAATCTGATCAAAACTGCCATCTTCACCTATTCCAAGATCGGATGTTCGTGGAACATTTTCGATATAACTGTAACTTGGGCCGATCATACGATCCCGAGCGGCACCAAGGTTATTCCATGCACTATTCGTCAGCGCCATTGTCTCATGCGAGAGGTTTTAGAAACGCACTGACTTGCGTCCAAAATACTGGATTTGATAATGAGCAAGGACGTTGACTAACCAACGAACGAGCAACCTCCGAAAGTGGGAATCCAAATCGGCGACATACAAATGTCATTGCAAGGTATGCCGATCGGTTGATACCACACTGGCAATGTACAAATACGTTCTTACACGTAGGATCCCGTAGGAATCTCAGCATAGTCTCTTCGAACTTAGGATACCAATACAGAATTGACACATTCAGTGCATCTATTGCTCCAAGAACAACATACTTATCGGGGTTTTTCAAGGCAAACCACTCTGGGCCATCATCGGGAAATGCACAGTTGATAACATGAGTAAATTCACCAACCCTTGCAATTCCTTCTGTAAACTGACACCCGGCCCCAACAAAGATACGAGGGTACAAACATGCAATCGTATCTTCTTTGTATCCACGACTGCGACCTCTATAGTGCGCAAGTTTGTTGAACTCCATTCTAGTCAGTATGTTCATTATTACTAAACAAGAGTACCTAGCAAAGTGGCTAACACATATGATGTAGCAACGGCGGCTGCTCCTAGAACACTGACCCCCGTCCAGGACGGAACGCCTCCGGAGGTATACGTATTGGGAATGTGTTGGAGAAGAAGACTACGAGGTGCTGACATCGAAATCAGACAGGCGGCCAAAAAGAACGCTATGTATTGAGAGAGATTGCGAAACGCGTGTTTGAGCATGGGAATCTGAGGAGAATAACCTACCGGGATCGGCGAGTTCATGGGCTGAAACGTTGTCATGGGATGCTGTGGTGGCAGAGACTGTGGTCCCTGGGGCGGCGGCAGAATACTATCAAGAGATGTTGAATCCTCCATCTTTATACCGATGTCGAGAAATGACACGAGGCGTCCTCCACGCGATATCTGTAGCATTTCCCATCATGCTTTGACACGGCTGTTTCAAGCTTTTCTAATGGGACTGGCAGGATTGACTCGACGACATATGGGCGATGAAGGAACAATACGGCTACTCCAAACCCTATGAGAAAGCTAAAGAATCCAGCCCCCTTCGTGAGGACTGCTGAAACGTCTACGCGAGGAATCTTCATTTGTGTTGAAGTCCGAGAAGATTGAGTGAGTCCGTGTTCGCCGTGCACGGAACTTCTGTAGCCCTGGCTCTGATGCAACCCGTTTCTACTTTATAGGTTGTGTCGTCATGCGGAGTTGGCGTGTGGCGAACCTTGCGAGTCGGAGGAGCCATGACTGAGGATATGACAACTCCTAAGAGTACCCCTGCAAACATATAGGGTAGGCTGAAGTGCATTTATACCATACGAAGATTAGTTGAGTCCGGGTAGATCAGTGCTGGAAAACATCCGGTAGAAGAAGACTATCATAGGTATGCCCCACAGACCAAAGTACGGTATAACGAGAGCAAGTCCTGTAAGGATGTATCCAAAAATAGGATCAAAGACAGTGGTTCCAACATTGTACGCAATACCAACTCCAAGGAGGTGCAAGAATGTACTGAGGCCCCCGACAAGACTGCTGAACAAAGATGACGTTGCATTTCCAATGGATGCGCGGACATTTGCCGGTTTCTTCTGACTCGTATACACTGAAAACGTGCTACCGTCTGCTACTGTCTTGTGGTCTTGAGTACCATCGACTACATAGGTTACAGAAAGACTCTTTGCGCTCCCCACACTAGGATCTGATCCCATTGTTTTCGGGCTAACAACGATATCGATAGAATCGTCGGTTATCAAAGACTGTAACTGATTTGTTACGTTTGCATAATTTGGACCATTTCCATACGTGGCCTCCTTTATTACCAACATTACTAAGATGCAAAGACAAGATTGGCAAGGCCACTCACGACTCTCATTATATTGTATGATTCCACGTACACTGTAACGGTATACGTATAGCCATAAATTACGTTCTCTTTTCCGCGAGTGATAATTGTAACGACATCGTGGGGATTTACTGCTAGATTAGCCGGTACAAGTGTGGGATTCGCATTGAATACAGTGTTTCGATATACGCACACCTGTGTTGGGCCGTTTTCTGCTATTGCTACTGGAATCGGTTGGATCAGCGTATTCCGAAGCGTTATCTTGTTGAACAGACTTGCGTTCAGTGCACCGCTGGGTTGCGTGTTATCGTTGTTCAACGAGAAGGAATACATGTACACCCCTGGAAACTGTGCCCCAGTCGAGTGTCTGTACTTTTGAATGTATCCGAAGTATGAACTATTCTTTGCATTAAACCTCTCCTTTCCATCTAGAAGCAGAGTCGATTCCAACACAATATTTGGTTGAGCCATTGATTGCGGTACTAACTCGCCGGATGTTATAGAAAGCAGGGGTGTATTGTAGACTCCACTCATGTTATTTGTTGGTCGCCGATTACGATACTGCCAGTTCGTATAGTTGTCATAGTCGTTGTTAGAAAGACTGTCGCTTCTCTGGGCTACCCATACAACACGAGTTACCATGTTGTGCGCAGGAATATCAATATCACATGGCCCGTACTGAGAGGTTGCTGTAAACGAACGAACTTCGCGAATCATATAGCTCTGGTCCGCAGCAGAAACTTGAGCACGCTCTCCCTCCGTGAGGTAAATATAGTTTGCCTCGATGTACAAATCTGGAAACCAGTTCATCAGATTAGGATTCGTAGGGTTGCCCACGAGATCAGGTGGGCTCAAAAAGAGAGTAATTGGATAGTCTATGCTGTTTCCAGGAACTCTCCCTCCATAATATACCTCTTTGACATCCTGAACAGTAAACAGACTATATATCGGCCGGACAGTTACAACTATCTCTACCTCACCTCCCTGCAGGGCAATCAAGGGAAGTGCCATTCCAGCATTTTCGCAGAACCAGAAATGAAGAGGAACCACTATCTGCCTTCCCCGTATAGATGGCTCTACTGCTATATCAGAGGTTCCCTGCGATACCTTGATTGCGTGGGGATACTGAAACATACGTCCGAACGAATTTTGAGGGTCTGTGAGTTCCTGTACATTTCCTACCATCGAATCCAGGAGATCGCGCTTGTTCCGGTCGTGTGTCAAATAGGAGTACAGCTTAAACCATTCTCCGGTTGTTTCCACAATCCGTGCACCGTTTATGTATATTCCAACGCTCTGAATAGCATTGTAGCCGATGTTCTCAATCCACTGAAATTCATACCCAGGTGCATTATTGACAACTTCGCCTGTTGATGAATACAACGGGGACCAGATATCCGGTAGGTTGAAACAAACATAGCAATCGTGAAGTAGATCAGTGACTCGCTTGACCTTACAACGAAAGCTTGACCCCCCTCCAGAGGTAGGAAACATTAGGGTGTTATTCTCAAATTCGAGTCTCACTGACTCCATAGCAAAGTTGGTATACCGCTTGTACATTGTCCTCCAGAACGTGAACGATGGGTTTCCGTTCAGGAGTTGATTTTGGGCACCTATTGCCACGAGTTGTAGGAGGCCCCCTGGCATTTGTCTATTCAATAGAGGCTTTTGTTAAGACGAATCTACCAGAAACTCTAAAACCGTCCAAGGTACCATGTGGTATCAAAGTAGGGAGGTAGAGGAATCTTACTCTTCGTTGTGTCCTCATACGGGGCCACGGCCATGAGACGAGACACCTCACCCTGGTCTAACGCGTAGCGATGGTATGTTAGAGTACCTATTTGTCCTGCCCACCCACCCTGAGGGGCTACAAACACAGAGCCCTTATTCTGTCGAGGAAGCTTTGAGAGGGAATGATAGATTCGCAGTATACCATCGATATATACGGTAACGGCGTTCTGGTTGACAACAACCACAAAGTGAATCCACTTCCGAGCTGGTAGGTTGGGGATCTGAACACTCTCGGTATCTCCATACGTATCTACCTTTAGTATCATGGTATTGCTAGTGGAATCAAGGTAGAGTCCCGGACACTGGCTACTGAAGTCTGCGGAGCCCTTATTAAATATGCACCTCAGACTTCCCTGACGATACATCCAATCTTCAATTAGAAGCCACCCCGAATACGAAAAGACCATGCCATCCTTCTCGTTCTCAGAGAGGGGAACCTCTCCCTTGTAGGTTGACTGGTTCCTTGCATCGGAAATTGGTCCGACAATGGTTACAGTTGTTGGGGCCACAGCTGGTCCACTCTGGAAATACCGGACTACTATGTAGATTATAAATGCCAACAACGTCAATACAATAACAATTGACGCCAACATATTGTTCATCTGCTAGAAAGAAGCTTGAGAAACCCTAGCCTGGATGATGTTACGAGCATCTTACGTCGTTCGTAGGTTCGACTATCTTCCAAATGGTATACCTGGTTTCGCATGTACAATGAATCGATCGCGGCCCCTCCAAGAGGATGTTCATGTCGTATGAGTACTTCTGGAATAATCGTGCACCGTTGGGGATTTGCACGACACCAATCGGTTACCTCGTTGTCACAGAAAAATGACTTGTATGCCGGATGATACATGTACCCCCATGACCTATACCGATTTCGACCGAATATATTGAGGGTATTAAGGTGACCGTTCTGCAACCCATCGTGAATCCAAACAACGTGATCAGATGTCTTCATTGCCCGTCGAATCCGAGTATCATACCCCTTTACCTGGGGGATCATGTCATCACTAACTAGAACCACAATATCCCATTCCCAATCAACCTTTTCAATATCAGCATTACAAGCCTCGATCTTAGTCTTGCTGTGTCCGAAACACACCTTCTTCCAAGAAACAGTAGGAAGGTCTGCTTCTGTAAACCCACGCATACATGTATCGTCGACATCTGCACTAACAAGAATTCCCATTTGTTCGGGATGGTCTGCAAGATCAACCCATTTCTGAATTGTAGAAAGAAACTTCTCCCGGCGCCCCCGCGTTGGACACTTCAGGAGGATACGCATTGTATTTTAATACACAAACTCCTTAACCTTCTTTCCGGTCTTGTCAAAGATACCGAACTTCGTGGTGTATCCAAACAGGTTACCAGTGAGTCCTGAATCGGAATCATCCTGAATCGTTGAACAAGGAGTTCCCGCGCTGTAAAATGCTGCCGCATCACTGGGAACCAGCATCTTGTCATAGCTCATGATATCACACACGCTTCCTGAGAACCCACCGCCGGGACCAACCTCAATGTCTCCGGCAATAGGACGGGGAACACCGGGAAGAATGCAGGACTTAACGAGCTTACCGTTGATATAGATGTCGACGTTGCGCTGGAAGACCGTCACTGAAACAGAAAACCAGGCCTGGAGAGGGACATTCTCAACCTTGCAGGTAAAGCTGTCTCCTGTGGCGCTACCACCCTGATTTGCGGGAGCAGGCGTACTCTTCTGTACAGAGTTCGGATCATTTGGAAAGAGCGATACCTTGACATTCAGGGTGTTATCGTTGGGGGAGAGGCTAACCTGTGGGCCGTATGCCCCGGCCATTGAAGGATCAATTCTCTGGAGAACGACCTTATCCTCTCCGAACCGATAGTCCCAATCCTTTATGAACATCCAGAACTGAACTCCGTAATCTTGGACACCTGCGGGGATGTCTGTCCCCGAGACAACTGTCTTTGTCTTTCCAGGGTAAGGAGTTGAGGTTGTAGTAAGCTTTGCAAGTATAGGGTTCCAAGCACCGCTTGCCTTGTTCGTTGCATACCAATAGATTCCGTAGATCAGACCACCCAATGCCACAAGGCCCAGCAGTACGTATAGGTATGTGGTCCATGGGGTCGACGACACTGTAGAGGGTGCTGCAAAAAGAGACGTCGGAGCTGATGGTAGAATTGACTCCATTTGTATTGACTCTGGAAAAATGGACATAGGAGTATGCCACCATAGTAGAGTAGATGTATTGCAACAACTGTGGATTACGAGGACATGTCTTTCGAGATTGTTTGGACCCCGTGGTCTCTTGCGGTATTATGCTTATTCGAGGATCAGCGAACCTCCCCATGGATCCTACTCAGTGTAGCATCCTAATGATCCGTCGTAAGGACAGCATGTCTTTTACGGAGTTTCTGCGGGGAAAATACAGCACACACCCTCCAGAGTATCTCGGAGTGCTCTTGTCCAACATGACACAGCCCGAACAGCAGATGATTCGGACTCAGCCATTTGATACCCTATGGACGCGCTTATGGGGATATGGAGTCGAGCATCATTATAATGAGTATCCTCAGGCACGTCAGCAGTTTGATATGCTAGACATTAACGCTCTTCTGGAAACCTATCCGTCGATATATACCGAACCGGAGTGGGGGTTTCCAAAGGGAAGACGTGTGAGGTGCGAAACTGATATTGAGTGTGCAACTCGAGAGTTCTTTGAAGAGACAAACATTCCCCGTGATTCCTATGCAATTCTAAAGGGGGTTGTTGTTTCCGAGACGTTTCGAGGAACCAACGGTGTTATGTACAAGCATATCTACCATGTGGCTATCGTAACAGATGCATCGAAAATCCAGTTGGATCAGAAGTTCACAACAATGCAACGAAGGGAAATCTCAGCGATCTCATGGAAGAGTCTGGAGGAATGCTCTCAGCTCTCGCGACCCCACTATGTTGACCGGGCTCGTATTCTTTCCGAATTGAAAGACATTCTGTTAACCTTTGAAACTCACGCGATGACTATAGAACAGTAATTGCCTGTATAGATACAATGGAGGTAAAGTGGATTCTAGCGGTAGGCGTATCGTTTCTCGTTCTTTTTGCGGGAGGACTCATTCTATGTCTGGGTTCTACGTTTTTCATGTGTGAAAAGATTGATATCATGGCATCGCTAAAAGAGTCGGCACTCTTTGCAGTGTTTCCTGCATTGGTTCCAATACTGACACACTTTGTACCGACAGTATTGGCTCCGTTTGAGAATGTGCTTCGAGACACCTTCGGCGTGTCTCCGGAGAAGGCTCCGATCCTTGGTCTAGGATACATTATGATGTTGGTTGCTTGGATTACTGGGGCCCGTGCGGTCGGTGAGATTCAGAAGGCAGTCTGTATTCCAACAGTGGATGAAGTTGCAGCATTCAAGGCACACTTTCAATCAAAGGCTGCCAAGAGTGATGCAAAAGAGGAAGCTCGAAAGACTACCTAAACCGAGTCATGTACGTCGTTATCGCGTAAGAGACCACGGCTAGGATAAAGATCCACCACCACAGAGGAAATACCGTTGAGTCGCGATTTGAGGTTCCAAACGGACGTACTCGCCCCTCCATACCAAACGCTACGGAGGGACGGATATGTAGAAATGTTGCCACCAACACCAAATAGATAGTAACCATCCAAATTTTACGGTTCCGGAAGAAAGGCTCCATTATCAAATCGCACCGAAAAACAATGGCATTTGTTCTGCCTAATCGGAAAGCGTTCGCAGACCATGTTGCCAGAATCTTCCTGAAATACCGAAAGATCGACAAAGACCCCCTTGATGAGGCTGATACAGAAGCTGACCTATGTGCGCGTCAAGGTGATATGTCGAAGGGCACTGGAAAGCTATTCCCCTACCAGGAATTAGTTAGGGACTATCTCGCGATCGAGTCGCCCTATCGGGGGCTTTTACTTTACCACGGGCTGGGATCTGGAAAGACGTGTTCTGCTATAGCGGTAGCGGAGGCGCTCCTAAGTCAGAAGAAGGTCATCATCATGTTACCAGCATCCCTCCAAGATAACTTTCGAGGGGAGATTCGCAAGTGCGGGGACCCCATTTTTCGCAGAGAGAACAACTGGCAGGAACGTATTATCCGTAGCGATGCAGATCGGGAGGATGCTCGAGCCCTGGGAATCTCGGATACCTTTCTCGGAAGGACTGCTGGTCGTTTCTTTGTAACACAACCCGGCCAGCCCTCTAACTTTGCCACATTGCCCGTAGACGTCCAGAAACTGATAGACTCCCAGATTGGAGACATAATCGATAAGCGGTTCTCGTTTATCAACTACAACGGTCTCACGCGCGATGCTGTGAATAAGCTTCTTGGAGAAGGAAACCCATTCGAGAACTCGGTTGTCATAATAGACGAGGCACACAACTTGATTAGCCGAGTTGCCAACAAGTCTGAGATCATGACTCCGGTTTATAATTCTATCATGAAGTCTCCAACTACAAAGGTTGTTGCTCTTTCAGGCACCCCGGTTATAAACTCTCCTCGAGAGGTAGCTCTTCTTATGAATTTGCTCCGTGGAACCATCGAGCGCATCGTCATTCCTCTAAAGGCCACAACCTGGGATGAAATGAAGATGCTGGGTGTATTCCGCGGTATACCTGAGGTTGATGGTATCGAGTTCAATGCAGTCAAGAAAGCTGTCATGGTAACCCGTAATCCTCCACACTTTCGTAGCATATACAACGAGAAGGGAGATCGTATCTCAGTCCAATATGTGAAGGACATGGAGTTTGCTAAGGATCCTCTTGCATGGGTTCAGAAATTACAGGCCCGTCTGGAGACCGAACTTCCCGGAGTGGAACTTCAAGTTGAGCGTACGACTGTTGACGAGCTAGAGTGTCTTCCATCGGATCCTGCTGAATTTGACGGGCTATTTCGCGATGGGCTGAACATCAAGAATCCTCTGCTATTTATGCGTCGGGTTCAGGGGCTCGTTTCCTACTTCAAGGGGGCAGATGAACGAATGCTTCCTAAGCGCGTCGAAGATGACAAGATGCTTGAAAAGGTATTGATGTCGGGTGAACAGCTTGGAGCATACCTACAAACCCGATTTGAAGAAATTCAACGAGATGCCAAGAAACGGTCACTAAACGACGACGGTGGAACATATCGTGTTGGAACCCGTCTCATTTGTGACTTTACAGTGCCAAGTGAACTTCGCGATACTACAGAGGCTACAGCGCAGGACGAGAATACAGTTCCTGACAAGAAGGATATTCTTGAGAAACTGCGAATGCAATCCGATAAGTATCTGACGGAAGAAGCTCTTGCAAAGTGGAGCCCCAAGATGCTCAAGATGTTGCGCAACCTAAAGGACAGTGCTGGAGATAGTCGCAAGAGTCAGTTTGTGTACTCGCAGTACCGTTCTCTGGAAGGACTGGGTGTATTCTCGGCAATATTGGAGGCACACGGGTTTCAGAGGTATCGTATCACAAACGATGGGGGTCAATGGAAGGAGGATCCTGGAATGGAAGACAAGCCATCCTACGCATTCTACACTGGAGAGGAAAACAAGGATGAGCGCGAATTTATGCGTCAGATCTTCAACGGGAACTACACAGATACATTTCCTCAGTCTCTGAAAGATAGTATCACTTCACGGGGAAAGAAGCTACTTTGTGTTCTACTTGCATCTCGATCTGGTGCTGAGGGTATCACCCTTGCAAACGTCCGCCACGTGCATATCATGGAACCCCACTGGAATCCCGCTGTAACCGAGCAGGTAATTGGCCGCGCTATTCGTATCTGCAGTCATGCAAGTCTGCCCATTGCAGAACGAACGGTTCGTATCTCCTACTACCTTTCTGTGATTCCCGAGAGCGCCCGTACAGGAACCGACAACAATCTTGTGTTCATTCGCCGGACGGATATGGAGATAAAGCGTTATGAAGGAGAGCCCCAGGAGACCTTCATGAGCACGGACGAGCACCTTTACGAGATATCCTACGAGAAGGCAGAACTAGCAAAGCGTATCACCGTGCTTCTCAAACAGGCGGCTGTTGACTGCGAGATTCACCGTAAGCTTCACATGAAGAACGAGCCCGGCCTCGTCTGTATGCGATTTGATTCCAGTGTAGCCGGTGAGGACCTCGCCTATACTCCGGGGATACTGTCGGATGAACGCGATGTGACTTATCTAAAGAATAAGACACGTCGGGCACGTACGCTCGAACGAATTCAGGTAAAGGGATGCTTGATGCTGAGAGATCCTATAACCAAGGATATCTTTGATGCATCTGCATTTGACGATAAACAGCGTCTTCTAAAACTTGGAAAGCAGATTTCCGAGAAACAGATCCAGTGGATTATTTCATCTCCGTGCTCATCGTAAGAAGATCCTCGAGTAGATCTTCGCATACTCCAGCCCAGCTCGGGAATACTTTCTTAGAAATAGCATCGACTAGTTGGTCACGGTGTTGAATGATATCGAGCATTCCGTGTGTAACGGCCTCTGCAGTGGTAACCTGGCCAAACAGACCTAACGGCATCCCCTGAGAATGATAGAGGCGCTGTGTTGCCGGAATTACAACCGCACATCCCTCTAGGAACTCATAGCTTCCCACCGATGTAACAATTTGAGGAGCACCTGTCTGAAGGTGCTCAAGCTGACACAGCCCAAATCCTTCGCCATCGGAGGTGTTTACTCCAAAGTCTGCAGCATTATACAGGCGATTAATTGCCTCATCATTAAAGATCGTTTGGCCCCCCGTGTCCATCATGATGATACGATCTGAGACGCTTGCTATATCAAGATTCATGAGCATTGCCTCTGACATAAAAATACGCCTGGGATCGTAAAATGATCCTGTTCGGGGATCAAGTCCGGTAGCAAGGATTAGATAATATGGCTTCGATGGGTCCTTCGCAAGAAGTCCTACAAACCCAGCGATAGTCAAATCAAGTCGCTTCCGTTCGGTGTTACGATTACAATTCAGAAATACTATAGCATTCTCTGGGATGCCAATGTCTGCTCGTAGTCCCTTCTTGTTGGCAATAGGCTTAAAACAGTCGGGGTCTGCAGCATGCCCAAGTACCTTTAGAACTGCCTGGGATCCTCCTGGAAAGTATGATTGGTAGATCATCTTCCACTTCTCAGTAAACGTATACACTCGCTCGGCAGATGAATCGATCTTGTCCATAATCTGCTGAGCAATGCCCATATAGAGCATATCAATGTATACCCATACCTTGAATGTGTCTGTCTTTTTGTATTCTGCAAATTCTAGGAATCGTGCTACAACAAGGGGGTCGTTGTAAAAGATCACGAGGCTCGGTGTGACGGTATCAATATACTCACGAAGCTGTTTGTACCCAAATCCCTCCTCCCGGGGGTCCTCCATAGCAGAAGCATCGTATGATATGACTCCCTTGGGAACCTTACGGAGATTCGCGCGTCCGGGATGACGTTGAAACCCGTAATGAAAGAGTTTTACAGCTGGTTGAAGGGTCGATATTTGCTGAACTAGATTATATGCAACCTTCGAGTATCCAGTTGTCTGATCCACATGAGTAGAGACCAGCAGTACTCTCATTTGAATCAATATATTGGCGTTAGAGTAAATGCCATTGCCGCCGTCGCCACAGGATATTCTGACGCTACGCGAGCGTGCTGTTGTCAGTATGTATCCGCCTCCGAAAGGCAGACGTTCAGCGTCGGTGGTGACATTGTATATTCCCGCTAGGGTTGGGTTGGGTCTGTATACGGGAACCGGTACTCGTCCGGATTTTGAACCTACAGGTACAACTCTACAGTATAGTTCGGATCAAGGGGCTACCATTGAATGGGGTGGAATCATGTTTACTAAAGATACGGGGTCGGTAGATCATTTGTACAGTGCTCTTGTGACATCTATTCCAGCAGTTACAGTTCCATCTTCAGGTAGTTTAATAGCAGTAACAATCGGGAATACGGTTGGAACTATCGGTGACAATGCGTTCTATGAATGTTACGTTTTGGCATCTGTAACCTTCGCATCACCTTCATCGCTTGAAACTATTGGATATGAGGCGTTCCAGGATTGTACCACATTAACATCTATAGTAATTCCAGCCTCGGTTGTAACTATTGGAGAGGATGCGTTCGTTTATTGTTACGATTTGGCAAGTATAACATTCGAAGCAGGTTCAAGACTTGAAAGTATTGGTGAAAGTGCATTCTACGGTACAGCACTAACATCCATAGTAATTCCAGCGTCGGTTGAAACTATTGGCCCGGAGGCGTTCTATGAATGTTACGATTTGGAAACTGTAACATTCACAGAAGGGTCATTGCTTCAAACTATTGGTGATTTTGCGTTCCGCGATACCGCTCTGACATCCATAGAAATTCCGGCTTCGGTTGAAACTATTGGAGAGAGTGTGTTCTCTAACTGCGACGTTTTGGCATCTGTAACATTCGCATCAGGTTCATTACTTGGAAGTATTGGAGATGGTGCATTCGACAGTACCGCACTGCAATCTATAGAAATTCCAGCTTCGGTTACAAGTATTGGAGTGAATGCGTTCCAAGAATGTGACGTTTTGGAATCTGTAACGTTCGCAGCAGGTTCATTGCTTGGAAGTATTGGAAGTGCTGCGTTCAGCTATACCGCTCTGACATCTATAGAAATTCCAGCTTTGGTTACAAGTATTGGAGAGTATGCGTTTGTGGACTGTGACGATTTGGCAAGTGTAACGTTCGCATCAGGTTCATTGCTTGGAAGTATTGGTGATTTTGCATTCTACGATACCGCAATCACATCTATAGAAATTCCAGCTTTGGTTACAAGTATTGGAGAGCATGCGTTCGAGGAGTCCGGGCTAACAACTGTATTTATAGCAAACGATCAATTGCCGAATATACCATCGCCTGCCACAGGTGTTTCCTTTTATGGTGCAACTGTTGAAACTATTTATCGTCTAACAACAATTCTACAGTATAGTTCGGATGAAGGGGCGACCATTGAATGGGATGGAATTACGTTTACTAAAGATACGGGGTCGTCGGACCATTTGTACAGCGCTCTTGTCACATCTATTCCTGCAGTTACGCTTGTACCCTCCACCGGTTTAGTAGCTGTAACAATCGGGAATACGGTTGAAACTATTGGAGCGAATGCGTTCTCTGGCTGTGACGTTTTGGAAACTGTAACGTTCGCATCACCTTCATCACTTGAAACTATTGGTGATAGTGCATTTGAATATTGTGAGTCACTGACATCTATAGTAATTCCAGCTTCGGTTGTAACTATTGGAAACAATGCGTTCTACGACTCTGGGCTAACAACTGTATTTATAGCAAACGATCAATTACCGAATATACCATCGCCGGCCACAGGTGTTTCCTTTTATGGTGCAACTGTTGAAACTATTTATCGTCCAACAACAATTCTACAGTATAGTTCGGATCAAGGACCAATTATCGAATGGGGTGGAACCACGTTTACTAAAAATGAAAACTTGTCGGGCTATTCGTATACTGCTGTTGTAACATCTATTCCAGCAGTTACGCTGTCACCCGTCGTCGATTTAGTAGCCGTAACAATCGGGAATACGGTTGTAACTATTGGCGAGCAGGCGTTCTATGATTGTGAAGATTTGGTAAGTGTAACATTCGCATCACCTTCGTCACTTTTAACTATTGGCGATAGTGCATTTCAATACAGTGGACTGACATCTATAGAAATTCCAGCTTCGGTTATAACTATTGATGAGGACGCGTTCTATGAATGTTACGATTTGGAAACTGTAACATTCGAAGCAGGTTCAAGACTTGAAAGTATTGGAGAGTGGGCGTTCTATGATTGTGATGCACTGACATCTATAGTAATTCCAGCTTCGGTTGAAACTATCGATTACTATGCGTTCTATGGTTGTCTCGATTTAGCATCTGTAACATTCGCAGCAGGTTCAAGACTAGAAACTATTGATGATGGGGCATTCGACAATTGTGAGGCACTGACATCTATAATAATTCCAGCTTCGGTTGTAACTATTGGGGAGAGTGCATTTGAAGACTGTTACAATTTGGAAACTGTAACGTTCGCATCACCTTCGTCACTTGAAAGTATTGACCAGTACGCGTTCCGCGATACCGCTCTGACATCTATAGTAATTCCAGCTTCGGTTGCAAGTATCGATCCTGGTGTATTCACGAATTCTGGGCTAACAACGGTATTTATAGCAGACGAACAGTTACCGGGTATACCATCGCCCGCTAACGGTGTCTGGTTTTTCGGAAGAACCGTTGAAACCTGTATTGCTCCTCTAACAATTTTACGGTATATTTCGGATCAAGGACCAGCTGTTGATTGGTCTGGAGTTACATTTACTATAAATGAAAACCTGTCGGACTATTCGTATACTGCTAGTGTAACCGTTACCCCGTCAGTCAACGTTCCCTCTTCTACAGATTTAATATCCGTAAGAATTGGAAGTGTGGTTACAAGTATTGGTATTAATGCGTTCCATAATTGTACCAGTTTGCAAACTGTAACGTTTACAGAACCTTCGTCACTTGAAACTATTGGCTATGCGTTCGAGAATTGTACCTCATTAACATCTATAGTAATTCCAGCCTCGGTTACAAGAATTGAAAATGATGCGTTCTCTGGCTGTGACGTTTTGGAATCTGTAACATTCGCAGCAGGTTCATTACTTGAAACTATTGACGAGTACGCGTTCTACAGTACAGCAGTGACATCTATAGTAATTCCAGCCTCGGTTACATTTATTGGAGAGGATGCGTTCGATAATTCTGGGCTAACAACTGTAATTATAGAAAACGGTCAACTATCGGGTATACCATCTCCTGCTACAGGTGTCTCGTTTTTCGGAGCAGTTGTTACTACATTTATTCGCTCCCCAACCATTCTACAGTATAGTTCCGATCAAGGACCTGGTATTGTTTGGTCCGGAGTTACATTTACTAAAAATACAAACTTGCCAAACCATTCGTATACTGCTATTGTAACATCTATTCCCGGAGGTAGAGTTCCCTTTTCTAGTAATTTATTAGGTGTAACAATCGGAAATGTGGTTACACGTATTAGAGGTGGGGCATTCTATAATTGTACCAGTTTGGAAACTGTAACGTTTACAGAACCTTCGTCACTTGAAACTATTGGTAATGGTGCGTTCGACAGTTGTGAGGTACTAACATCTATACAAATTCCAGCCTCGGTTAGAAGTATTGGCAAGTACTCGTTCATTTTTTGTTACGATTTGGCAAGTATAACATTCGAAGCAGGTTCAAGACTTGAAAGTATTGGAGAGGAGGCGTTCTATGATTGTGATGCACTGACATCTATAGTAATTCCAGCTTCGGTTATAAGTATTCGTGACCTTGCGTTCTATTCGTGCGACATTTTGGAAACTGTAACATTCGCAGCGGGTTCATTGCTTGAAAATATTGGTAATAATGCGTTTGAAAACTGCAATCTACTGACATCTATTGCAATTCCACCCTTGGTTACAACTATCGGCGACAGCGCCTTCCAGGAGTCTGATCTAACAACCGCTACTATGTCACCGGCAACAGCAACTGCTCTGAGTATAACTTTACCCTATACGGGTCCTTTTAGAGGGGCGCCTTCTGTTACTATAACTGAGGCCTAATTATGACACGTTCTAAATCACATCTGGTAGAGTCGAGGGATCTGCAATAGCTTTTGCTTTGTCGGCCATCTCTTGACCCTTTTTCTTACTATCCTCAAGACTGGCTTCCATAGACCCCAGTCTTGTACGAGCATCTGCCACTAGGTCACTTAGAACATCAACCCGGTCTTTTGTAGAAAGATACTTCATCGCAAAACTATCCACTTGCAACCCAGCCTGTCCAAAGTCTCCCCGCTTGGCTGCTTCTTGAATCGCAACGTTCAACGTTAAACTGTCAGTGACATCCAGTTTCTTTCCAGCAACCCTCATAGCATCTGTAAACTGACTGAGTTTCTTTGCAAATTCCTCTCGAGTTGGAGTCGGTCCAGAATCAACATCGAATCCTTCGTGAATTCGTTGAGCTGTGTGCCACAACATCATAGCCAGAAGTGCTCCTAGTATGGTCATAATCCAAGAGCGCATCTTTTGTTTGTATGATATAAATGAGTTCCTCGGGAGGGGCCACAGGAGTGACAACCGAGTACATTCGAGATGCACAGGACTACACTCTTCGACTCAAGAGGCAACTCCTATTCAAAGATTACGATAGGGGGAAAGCAAACCATGTTCCCAATTCAACTGGGAGCTATCTAAGCTTTCTCTTCGGTGCAAAAGAGTGTGGAGAACCGTGCATCCCCCTTCCAGTTCTGAATCTATCTCCTCCAAATGTAAGCCTCGCTGAAGGAGATGCTGGAGATAGAAGCTTTGAATATACAGTGACGCGCACAGGGAGTAGGTTGCCTTGCTCAGTTAGCTGGGCAGTTACTGGTTCAGGAACCGTACCCGCCGTTGCATCCGACTTCATTGGCAATGCTTTTCCGGCAGGAGTAGAAACCTTTGGAATAGGCGAGTTTACAAAGCAAATATACGTTGATACTGCAGGAGACATTGTTGTTGAAGGAACTAAACAGTTCACTGTAACTCTTTCAAGCCCGACAAGTGCAACTATTGGTGTAGGTACAGCAACAGGAACCATTGTTAACGACGATTTTCCGATTTTAGATTTATCTTTCGATGTAAGCCACCCAGAAGGCAACACTGGTATCACGAGTTACACGTATACTGTGACTCGCACGGGTACTCTGGCTTGCTCAGTTAACTGGGCAGTTACTGGTTCAGCAACCCAACCGTCAACAATACCGGCGATTGCTTCGGACTTCGATGGGGATGTTCTACCCAGCGGAGTGGTAACATTTGCTCTGGGAGACACCACAAAGTCGATAGTTATTAACGTCCTAGGAAACTCGGATCCGGAAAGCGACAAAGAATTTACTGTAACCCTATCGTCTCCTACAAGTGCAACTATTGGAGTCGGTACCGCGCTAGGAACTATTCTCAATGACGACTAGAGATACTACCCTCGCCTGTTTCGGTAGGTCTTTTTCAGAGCGTTTCGCAGTTTCTGTTTTTGAGTATTGCTGAATCTTGATGGATTATACGTGAAAAAGTACTTCAAGAATTCGGGGGAATCCCGCTTCTTAGACATTTCAACATACATCTTTGCCTTTGTAGTTCGTACATCTGTCAGAGTCTCTTGCTCTCCAAGACACTCTAACGGAGTCAATAGTTTGAATCGCCGCCCGTGCTTCGTGGTATCCGCAATGTCAATAAGACGCTGTGCCACACACAAAAGTCTGTTTACATCCAGCTCTTTCTTCGTGTTCTTATCTGCATACAGAAATGACATAAAGAACTGAAGAATTGTGGGAATCGACGCGATCTTGGTACCGTCTTGCAAAATATGATAACTGTGACATGCCTGAGTTTCAAATACGCGCACGATCAGACGTCCCTTCTTTAGGATATCGGTATGTTCACTAACGAATTCTCCAATAGGAGGGCGAGATTCAGATTTTCCATTGAATAGCTCTACTAACTTTTTGACAATTGTATCCCGTTCACGCGGAACCACTAGGAGGTCAATAGGAAGATCCCACGCTCGTACCTTGTTCTCGTGAACCTGAGATGCATGAAGACCGAGAATTACTGCGTTGTTGTCTTCGAGGAATGCTTCCATGTCTGTGGGATCTTTTAGAACGTCTTCTTCTCCCTCGGAACGGCGACACTCTATCGGAAACGCATCGTTCAGAAGTTGCAGACGTTTGTACACCTTGGTCCACCTTGACACATCCCCGCGAGGACGAGATAACTCCAGATACATTGACATGCGTAAGAAGTTAGGATTGGTATACATAACCTTGTCCTTTTCGACTGCATCCTCCCACATCGACTCGAATAATTCCGAGTTCAAAAACGTGAAATCAGCAACCCCGGTGTAGTTCGCGAATACCTTGAAGGTACCAAGGTGTACTCCAGGACGAACTTCTACATCATGGATACCCGCATCCTTGAGTTGATCGGAGAGTATCATGGAATGCAGTTGAGGTGTCTCCGAAAACATGTCATAATCTGGTATACTTGCCTTTCTGTCATAGAACTGATCCTCTACAGGAAGTAGATTATTTATAGCCGTTCCTCCGTAGGACAGAACGTCTTCGTGTTGCATAAATTTGTAAACAATATCGACTGCACGTCGTATTTCTGGATTACGAGCTTCACGCCTTGCATTACGATCCTCGGCTATTTCTACCGCTTTCTCGATAGACTCCATTATTAGACGGTCTGAAAATGAATGCGCTCAAATTATTCTCTGTAGGGGCAGCAAGATGATGGGTCGTTATAATCTTCGTGAGCGCAAGGAGGGAGTTCTTTGGATAAAAGACGATACCATGACCCCGCACGATGATGAGGATGATGAGGATTCCGATTACGAATCGGAAGAGAAGATGGAGGAGGAGATCACGATCAAGATTCCTCGGAGAACTCGCAGTATTGACTTCATAATCCGGACCAGTGTCGATGAAGACTCGGAAGACGAGTTTGTGGAGCACATCAAGAAGGATGAACTGTCGTCTCATATGGAGCTCACCGACGGAGAGCGCGAATACTTTGACGTCCTTTCACGGGCCAAGAAGCGGGAGTTAAACTCCAAGATGAAGGCGCTGACATCACTGTCACTGTCGGGAGACGTTCCCCATAAGTTCCGAATCCTTGATCTTCCAGTGCCCGATCAAGTGAAGGCTGATGTCATCAAGAAGATCGATGCACTAGACGGAATGGACCCCTCTGAGCAGTACAAGCAACGTAACTGGATTGACAACTTCATGCGCATCCCCTTTGGAGTAACAATCCCTCTTCCGGTCAAGTTTGAGGACGGAGCAGAGTCTTGTTCTACCTTTATCAGGAATGCACGTCTAACCATGGACAAGGCTGTCTACGGAATGGCCCCTGCAAAGACTCAGATCATGCAGATACTGGCACAGTGGATTACCAACCCTAAATCAACAGGAAATGTCATCGCTATGAAGGGTCCTATGGGAGTTGGAAAGACTAGCTTTGCTCGTAACGGTATCTCTGCCGTTCTACAGCGCCCATTTCAGTTCTTCTCCCTCGGAGGGGCATCTGATGCTGCAAACTTTGTTGGCCACTCATTCACCTATGAGGGCTCGATGTGCGGTCGTATTGCAGAGTCTCTTATGCAGTCGCGTTGCATGAATCCGGTCCTCTACTTCGACGAGCTGGACAAGATCTCTACAACGCCTCACGGAGAGGAGATCGTAGGAATGCTCATCCATCTAACAGACCGGTCTCAGAACTCACAGTTTCACGACAGGTACTTTGCGGGGGTCGATTTCGATCTCTCGCAGTGTCTGTTTGTGTTCTCGTTTAACGACGAATCAAAGATTCACCCAATTCTGAGGGATCGTCTGCAGGTGATAAACTGCTCTGGGTATACACTGGAGGACAAGACTGCCATAGTCACCAGTCATATCTGGCCCGGGATGCTAGAACAACTCAACTTCAAGGCAGGAGAACTCATGCTATCCAAGGAGGCCCTAAAGTATCTAATTGAAGAATACTCATCGGAAGAGGAAGGAGTTCGTAATCTAATCCGTTCAATTGAAATGCTGACGACGCGCATCAATCTCCTGCGGATATCCGACTCTGAAACACGCAAGTCATACAAGTTCGGTCGGGATATTGAGTATCCCTGCACCATAACCGAGGAACTAGCACGGTATATCTTGCAGGAGTGTTCTCCTAAGAAGGATGAGACTTGGCGATCTTTGTATAACTGAATACCGAGTTTGCACGAATGCGCTCTAGTTGAGAAACTGGCACCTTCGGGTTTTCAAGTAACTTCAAACATGCATGATACGACTCAGCGTAGTGCTTGGTATAGTATGCTATAATCGAAAACTCATCCCAAACCTTCCAATCATAGATGTCTATTTCTAGAAAGAGAAGCTGGTCGGTTGGTTTGGGAATACTGGTTGCATACAATGCCATTGCATAAAGTTCCTGAGACCACTTGTTAGTTGCCCGGCAGTGCGCCATATATGAAAACAGGCATTCTATCCGTTTAGGATTGGTCTCATGAGCTTTCCACGCCCATTCTTTACTGTTAGTCAAACGTGCAACATTCATTCCTGCTACGTATGTTTCTTCATACCACCCCCCATGTTCGAATCGTCGGGTATACCATTCAATTGCCTTTGGGATATTTTTGTTATCTCGGTATGACTGAGCAAGATAGAACATATATCTCTCATTGTTGGGTTCGTTGCAGAGCCCCCTTTCCAGAACCTCTATGTCTCGAAGTAGCTTATCTCCTGTCTTATTTCGCCCTCCGATTCGACGACTTTCCATCCAGAACTCGGGAGGCAAATGAACCTTCTTGCAATCTTTTCCGTTTGTGGGATATTCGTGAAGAACACCCCTGTAATGCCATCCATCATTTGCCTTGAAAATTTGAGAACGCGAATACCGAAGTGTACCCTGACGAATACCTATCATCAAGCTAGAGGGACCGCCATTCATTATATTCAAAAGAATGGCCTTCCCATCCTTGGGAAACGTCATAAGATCATCGGCATCGATTACTAATATATAGTCCATCTCACCGTTACAAAGCGCAAGTGCCTCAGACCGATTGGTTCCGAAATCCTTCCACGGTCGTTCATGGACTTTCCCAGGTATTCCGTGTTTTTTATAAAACTCGGTAATCTTAGCAATAGTAGTATCTGAAGATCCGGTGTCTACAATGCAATAACTGTCAATAAGAGGCAGTGTACACTCCATTGATTCGTGAATAATATGAGACTCGTCTTTTACAATCATACACAGCCCAATACGACACACTGAACCAACATGCCTATTCCATCCGATGTGTCTAACAAACCCCTCCTCGCGTTTTGTTAGAGCCATACAATACCCCTTAGATTTGACGATGTCGTTAATGGTGCGCTCTGCAGAATGTGCTATTTTTGAATCAAACTCTACGACACTTGAAAACCCACCTGGAAACCACTCTCGAACATTGGACATCCGTCGTAGTCCAGGATTAAAGCTGTAAAATCCCCATCCATTAGAACACTTCAGAAATGGCGAAGTATCTGGGGTATACCCTCCATCGCCATACTTACGAAGCATAACTGCACTGACCTTAGGATGGTCTTCTAGAATCTTTATGGACTCCTCGATAAACCCCCCAGAATACGTCTCCCAATCCTCTTCCCAGTGAAGTACGTATTCGGTCTTTACAAGTGCATAGGCTTCATCAATAGACTTTATCTGTCCACGCCTTCCATGTATCCACGTAAAATGAGGGTATTTATCCATGAGTTTTTGATTGACGGAGGGGTTCCCTCCATCTTCGCTAATAATCCACGAGTCAATTGGACAGGTGTTATGCTGAATAAATGTCTCGAGGGTTCTCTCCAGGAGATCAGGTCGATTACACGATGTCAAAACCACGCTTACCATTGTATTAGTTATCATTGAAAACCACTGCGTAAATACGGAATGACTCTTTATGAGACATCTTGACAAATGTCAAGTGCAGAGTTTGTAAAGCTAAACCTCAAGGAACATCTGTCGCAGACGATGGTTCCTCCAGTAGCAGATGGCCTGTGGAGTTTGTATGACAATGCACGTCAGCTCTGTGAACGCAACCAGCAGATTGATCAGACACTTCGTACGTTTCAGAATCTACTTACCCAAGTACCCGCATGGTCTGACGAGACTCTCGCAGAAGAGGTCGAACGTATTGTCGCATCATCGAAGTGCGAGTATCTTGATGATCTGCTTATGGGTGTCTTTCTTGCATATATTCGTGCGTTTGCAAGTCTGCAGTACCGAGGTGATTCCCAGAGAATCAACCTGGACTTTGAGCGCCCCACAGTTGCCAAGTTTGTACACGAGTTCTACAAGCACGGGGCCCGTGCTGCCTGGAAGTCGGCATACCTATTCAAGACACACGGTGTTTCCAACGAAGTACAGGCACGAAACCGCCGTGATATCGAGACAATGCTGGATAAGTGCATGTCAGATGTTATCAATGCATTCATCCCTTGGAAGGAGATTTCTCGTGCATACTTTCAAAGTCCCGAGCCGGAACCCGAGCCGGCACGCGCCCCTCCTTCCGACAAGGGTGTTTCCTTCGGAGAGGATGATGATGATGAAGATGACGAGACCAGTAGCCACTCTGAGCGTCCGGCAATCTCTCTTGGAGACGACCTTGTCGGCGTGGATCTTGGAGTGACCGAGGAAGAGGATACGCAAGAGGTCAATCTAGATACGCTCGAGGTGAAGCTTTAGTTCGTTTGAGAAGTCTGATTTAGATTCACATTGCGGAACAAAGGATGCACACTGGTTTAGTTATTGTAGGTATCGTTGTAGTTGCGGCGATCATACTGTATGTTGTAGACCGAAAGAGTCGTGGGGAGCCCATTGACCTAGGCATTCTTGCAAAGATCTCCTCATTCTCTGCAATCGTAACGGGCGGTATTGTATTCGCCCTGCAGTCTGAGTCTGTAACCGAAGCAGTGTCTGCGGTAACAGAGAGTGCTCAGGACATGTTCGTTGGAAAGCCTAGCTTTTAGGATTCTATAACAACCACTATTTCACCTAACGAGAGCTTCTCAATCTTGAAGGCACTCAAAAACGTCTCTTTCCGAGGCACTGCGGTATCCTTGCAGTACCTCGCGATAGCCTTATATTGATCAAATCCATGATACCTATCGTGCTTGGGGTTCTCCTTTCCAAACAGAATCGACGTCTGATCAGGCAACGTCATCCAGCGAATAAGAACAGCATGAAGTGGGTGATCTGACGTGCCTGGACCCTCCGGAAACATGTCCCAGAACATTGAGGTTGCAAGGCGCACTAGATCAAACGACGGGTTTGCCTTGTACTCCGGTTGCTTCTGAGTGTAGAAGGGTTCCATGTTATACTGCCCACCGGCCTCCTCATCCTCTCGAAACTGGTCACTCATGAACGTCTTGGGTTCCCGCATCTTCTGAAGGCGAATCTGAAAGATCGCGCGGTCAAAGTCGATAATCTTCATGAGGTAGCCATGAGTTGGTATTCTGTACAGGACACCCTCTAGGCTATAGGTTACAAATTCGAGTGCAGTTGGAATATACATGATATTATTGCCATGCAGATCATTGTGCGTGAGTCCGAACGTTCGCTGAGCATATGCTAGTGCTAGGACGATCTGTGCAAAGAATGCTAGATGATGTGCCCGATCCGTCTTCTTCAGAAGCTTGTAGAGAGTTCCGGTACACGTTTCCATTACAGTCGAGACCACCGGGATATTAGGAATATCAGCCCATGCAAAGGGCTCATCTTCGTCCCCGTCGTCTTCACATAAACTTCCATCACTTGAACAGTCGCACGATTCAATAGCAAATACATCATCGGTTGACGCGGTGCTCAGATCGTCGTCGGATTCTCCCTCAGGTTCGGGTTCAACATCCTCTACAATAGAAGTTGCACTCGGGGTCGAATGGTGATCATCTGCTAACTCAGTGACACCATCTAGAACGATATCATCTCCAGTAACAAGCTTGGGACGCGTCTCGCGAGTATGTTGAAACTGCGGGGATCCCACGGAGGAACGCATACGCAGATTGAAGGCCTTTCCGATATTCTGAAGGAACCAAGGGCGGTCTGTCAGGTCTTCATAGTCTCCTGACACGTCAAATGAGAATAACTTTGCCATTCCACAGTACACTCCATAAACCTTCGGGAAATTGGGACAGTCGCTCTCTGAAAGAACCACGCTTGCAAGTGCTCCAACATATGCAGCAGTATGAGGGCTCTGTATCTTCTCGGTAATCTCAGCAGATACTTCAGTGGACGTTGGAAGGCCAAGTGAACCGTAGTCACCCCGCATCCACCGAAAGGGATTCAGAATACTGGTTGTCTTTCGATGAATTTCTATAGTTTTCCCAGAAGCAGTTTGAATGGTAGTTTCAGATACCACTGACTGTATAGGGTCTGCAAGTCGAATTCCATAGGTTGAGGTATTCTGAAGAACATCTGTTTTGAACAGAACTTCCAAGGATGGCAAAAAGGTCTGCGTTTGGTAGAGACCCCACTTCGCCTCCTCGAGTGCAGTCAGCTGAGTGCACTTTCCAACCTTGAGGCTAATGGGTCTGGTTCGTAGGTCTTTCACCATGGATTATGTAGGTTGTCAGACAAAGGAATGGCGAACTTTACGCTACAGAAGTTTGACATGAATATGCTAGTCGAGAGAACTGAAATTGATTCACGCAAGTCCCCCATGATAGTCGTTATAGGAAAGAAGGATACGGGGAAGTCCTTCTTGGTTCGTGATATTCTGTTCAATACTCAGAGGTGCTTCCCAGTAGGGACGGTCATTTCCGGTACAGAGGTTGCCAACGAGTTTTTCCAACACATGGTTCCTTCACGATTCATTCATGACAAGTATACTCCCGAGATTGTCATGGCCACCATCAAGCGCCAGTTGCAGGTCAAACAGGCTCGCAATAACGATAAGACCGCTCACGGAGGCCATTCATCACTTGACCCCCGCGCATTCCTAATTTTGGACGACTGTTTGTATGATGCGTCGTGGATTCAGCAGGAGTCCACTCGCTATGTATTTATGAACGGCCGTCACATTGATCTGATGACCATCATTACTATGCAGTACCCGCTGGGTATCACTCCGAATCTGCGTACAAACGTTGATTTCGTCTTCATCCTGCGTGAGAACATCCTGAACAACCGAAAGCGTATCTACGATAACTATTCGGGCATGTTTCCTACCTTTGATCTCTTCTGTCAATTCATGGATCAATGCACGGAAAACTATGAGTGCATGGTAATCTGCAACGGGGTTCAGTCGAACCGCCTTGAAGATCAGGTATATTGGTATAAGGCACAGGATCACCCGCCCTTCCATATGTGCGACTCATCACTCTGGGTGAATAACAAGCCATTTATCTCTGCCATGTTGGCAGTGGACGATGTTATGTCTGCTGCGAATCAGAAGAGAAAGGGACCGTCCGTTTGGGTTCAAAAGGAAGACAAGCGGAAGTGATTATTCGCGTAGAGCCCCCTCCGTCGGATGAACGGGCTTCGACGCATCTTCTAGTTGCCTCTTCTCGGCCTCGTTTGCCTTCTTGCGACGCTCGTTCTCCTCCTTCTGCGTCTTGATTGACTCCTCGCGCTGCTCTGCAAAGAACATCTCCTTGTTGACCTCACCTTCCTTGTACTTGCGCATCATCTCGTTGAGCTCCTTCTCAGCATACTCGACCTCGGGCATTACGTGCTCAGAGGGATCCCATGGGAGCCAACAGCCCATCTTGCCAAGATAGATGTTGTCCTTGGGGTACTTGCGCTGAAGCACCTTGCAGAACATCTGCGCCTCCTCAACATTAGCAAACGCGCGGCGAACCTTGACGCCACGAACATTACTGCGGAAGTCAACCTTGGCATTGAACTCGTCCTGCAGATCCTTCTCGTTCTTGAGGAGAAACACCTGGTACTGCTCAGGAACATCCGTCTTCTTGATGTCTGCATTGTGCACCTTAGCAAACTCCTGGGCATCCTTCATCAGATCATCGATCTTTAGAGTGTACTTCTTGGAAAGGAAGTCGACAAACTTCTCCATGCCCTTGATCTTCCAGTCGTAGTCCATCCACTGGACGAACTTCTCAAACATGAAGTGCTCCTTCTGCTTGATCACCTTCTCGGGCGACAGGAATGACAAAATCACGTAGCGCTGGGTAGGGATCTCCGGGTCCTCCTCGAGGTAATCAACAACGGCACCATCATCATCAACCTTAGGGAGTGTCTCACGAGGCATCTATACTCTTATGGATTCGCTTTGCTGAAAGTCTTTTATACGCAAACTAACAAAATGGGCGCATCTCCGTTGGTTCTCACGGCTCTCTTCTTCCTCCTGTCTCCGGGCGTCCTTCTAACGATTCCTCCCTTTCTGCCCCCTGCCTTCTTTTCGGGTCGCACGTCAATCCTCGCGGCGGCGATTCACGCCGGAGTGTTCTATGCGATTGTTGTTTATGCACTTGGAGGATGCAGCACAGGACTCCTTGGTTAAAATTTCTCCCAAGGCAAGTATAAACCATGGAGTCCAAGCCGAAGCCCACGCCTCCCCCGATGTTTAATGCCGGCGACCTTGTAACTCGCGCGGTTAAGTATGCCCTCGAGGGCCTTGCCGTGGCAATCGCCGCCTTTATCCTCCCTGGGAAGACTCTCAAGATGGGTGAGGTCGGTATGATTGCTCTGGTAGCCCTTGCCACGTTTGCCATTCTTGATATCTACGCCCCCTCTGTCGGCGCCTCGGCCCGGACGGGTGCTGGCTTTGGTATCGGCGCGAACCTGGTTGGCTTCCCTGCGTAAACTTACATGCTCGCGTCTTAGGTTTATAATGAAAGCCAAGATTCCCAAGGCTCTGCGTGAGCAAGTGTGGTTATCTCATGTAGGTCCCAAGTTTAGTGCGTTGTGTCCAACGTCTTGGTGCAAAAACAGAATAACCGTGTTCGACTTTCAAGTGGGTCATAACATTCCAGAAAGCAAGGGCGGGAACACCACTATCGATAATCTGATTCCAGTGTGTTCGCGGTGTAATCTTTCGATGAGCAATATTTACACGTTTACCGAGTGGTCAAAGCGATACAGAAGTCGTTCGTGGAAGTGTTGGGGATACACAGTTGCATGTGAACCCGGAAACAGCTTTAAATGAGCATTCTTGTACAGAGTATGCAGGTAGTACGATTCAGAGACACATGGTATACCGTGCGCCCTCGCCCATATGAACCAGAACGACAGGTTAGCGATATTGCATGGTTAAAACTGAAACAGACTCCTGGAGCATACCGTGCATGGTACGAATCGGAGCGACGTATTGCGCGTCTACTAAATGTAGCACCTGAGTAATGATACTCTTGCCGATCGGCATAGCTGTGGTATTTGTGGTTGTCTTCATTGGTTGGTATCGGTATATGCGGGGGTTCTATCCGGGTAGCACTATAGTAGAGTATTCTCCAAATGCAGATCCGGTTCCGGGTGCAGACCCCAATGTTCCCACGTCAGATCCTCCCGTTGCTGGATCGGATCCCGAAGCACCCAGTCTTATGTTATTTTACACAACCTGGTGTCCGCATTCCCGCAAAGCACTTCCTGAGTGGCAGTCTTTGAAAACGATAGTTCGTGATCAGAAAACAAAGTTTGGAGGAAAGACGATTCAGTTTGAGGCATATGATGGAGACAGCGATAAGACAGAGGTAGCGCGGTATAGTATTGATGCTTATCCTGCTCTAGTATTAGTAACTTCTACCGGAGTTCACCACTATGATGCATCCTTCAAAACAGCACGTATCAAGGCATGGCTAATCGACACGCTTGGTCCAGAAAGCACATAACTGTTCTGCTCCGGAATTTATGAGGTCTATTTGCTGGGAAGGAGACAGAGTGTCTAGAGAGCGCACTGAACTATTTGTGAGAAGAACAGTGTTTGAAGTATAGGTTGTACGAAGCCTTACCTGAGATGTACTCTGGTAGACTATCTCTGCAAATTTCCACGGAGGCATCTCCTGTACCATTTGCGGAGTTACACCACGAGTACCCTTTGATAGATTTATGATTAGAGCTGTCTGCTGAAGAGTTGGGGGTAGAATATCAACCATTGAAGCAGTATACAAACAGCCGTCAACATAGACGCTATCGTAGATGACATATGGATGAAAGACGCCTGGGATTGCACACGAAGCCCGTATTGCATCGAGTGTCCTTACAGATCCCTCGAAAACAGTGGGAGTGCAACGGGTGATATTTGACGCCACAATTTTCAGAGGTTGCGGTGCATCTCTGAGGCGGGCATCTGTCAAATCAATGCTTTCGGTCAGAAAGGCCTGTTTTACTACGTCTTCAATCGTTTGTGTTGAGTACATCCCTTTTGAAGACAGAGCTCCAAGTATGTGTGGAAGGCGTATCGCAGGTACAATTGAGTTAATCGACACGCTCTGCAAAAGAGTCTGAATTTTATCGATGGGAATACGATATGCCAATGCGGTTGCCAAAATAGCTCCCATCGATAACCCATAGATTCCATCTGGGAACTCTAGTGGCTGATGCCTTACAAGCTCACGAAGGGCTCCCACTATCATTAGTCCACGAACACCACCGCCACCGAGGGCAATTGCGGTGAACATTTTGTATACAGGAGAGCAGAGATGTTACGCGCGCGTGACGTATGGGACGAACAAGAAATGCGTAAGGAGAAGAGAATGTCTGCTATGCGTCCAGTCTTGGGACAGATTCATCAAAAGGTGCGCCAGCAGGCTATCCACGATGCAAATGCCCCCTATATTGTGTTTGAGGTTCCTTCGTATATCTGGGGGTATCCTATTTATCAACAATCAGAAGCCCGGGATTACTTGATGGCCCAGCTTACCGAATCAGGGTTTCAAGTATGGGTGGTAAACGAGAACTATCTGCTGATTTCATGGATGAAGCTTGGAAAGAGCGGGACTGTACAACGGCCTGTGTTGACCACAAACTACCGCCCTCAGGTGTATGACCCTACTGCGTTAGGAAGTATGCAAAATGGACTTCAGTGAATCATAGAATACCTCAGCAAATGCAGTGTGCACACTCTGATATTGTGATGTGCGACGGTGAGCAGACATGTACACAGTGTGGAACTATGATGGGCTGTGTTATCGACGAGGGTGCCGAATGGCGTATGAATGGAGAAGATGAGCCGATCCGAACAGGATGCTTTACGTCTGATCTTCTTCCAGAATCGTCCTATGGGTCTATGATGGCCCGCCGTCGGGGACCTCAGACTCCTGAGATGAAGATTCTTGCAAAGATGTCGGCCTGGTGTATGGCTTCACATGGCGAGCGGTCTTGGATTGGTATCTTTGATGTTATTACACGGGTTGGTACACGTGTTGGTCTTCCTAGGGCAATCCTTCTCGAAGCGTGTGGACTCTTCAAGAAGATTCCAGATGCCCAAAAGACTCGTGGGGAGTCGCGCCGGGCACTCATGGCAGGTGCAGTGTTTACTGCATGTTCCAAGCAGGGTGCCACGAGGAGCCACGAGGAGATCTCGAAACTGTTTGGAGTATCGGTTCGCGCTCTTTGCAAGAGTATCCCTGCGTACGAGAGTGGAATGTCAAGCGTTCTGCAGACCCAGATTGGAATTGCAGAACGGTTGTGTGTTCAGTTGGGTGCATCTGACGAACATCGAGATTCCATTCTGAAGATTCTGGGAACCCTGGGGGAGCTGGAGCACACTCCGAAAACTGTTGTAGCTGGAGTCGCCGCCAAGGTTCTTGGAGGAGACAAGGTTGCTATTGGAAAGGTTTCAACGGCATCGGGAGTGTCTGCTCTGTCAATTCGAAAGATGGTTGAGAAGGTTTAAAACTTACTGCATTTCAAACAAAAGTCTTACCACAACAAGTTGTGGACCCGTGCTGGTTGATAGTCTTATTATTGTTGGTGTATGTGCAATGAATAATGTTCCTTGTGTAGAATTATCTACATTTCCGCCAAGGAGCTGGTTCGACGTCTTTAGGAATATAGAAGAGAGTCCAGTACCGCAACTAGCAAAGTATAACCCATTAATACTTACAGGAATATCAACAAATCCTGGACCGCCGGTTTGATTATAAATAAGTCCAAAACTTAATGTGCTTAACCGGCCATCCTGGAGCGTCACCCCCCCAATACTATTTGAACTACTTGATGAATTGCTGATTGCACCAGTGCTAGCATTAATTGACACGGTTTCTGTACCGCTATTATACCCTCTAATTCCGGAATTTGAGTTTTGTACTCCGAGTGTTCCTATGAGTATTTGAGTTTTATCATTCGATGCGTATGCTTCATAACGATATTGATTTGTTTTGATAGACGTTGATTGATTTCCAGATACATCGTAAAATAGTCCAATCGACATAGTGTTACTTGATAATGACACGCCTCCGATGTAGTTCGAGCTATTTGAAAGATTACTGATAATTCCACCAGAGAGAGTTACTCCTCCAATGTAGTTCGAGGTAGTCGAGAGGTTAGTGATCCTTCCTGCAAGAGATATATTGGTATTTGTCAGATACACCCCCCCGATGAGATTTATGGACGATGATATATTACTAATACTCCCACCCGAGAGAGTTACTCCTCCTATAAAATTTGAAGTACTCGAGAGGTTTGTGATTGTTCCCCCCAGAGAGATGTTAGAATTCAGGAGATAGACTCCTCCGATGAAATTTGAAGTACTCGAGAGGTTGGTGATTCGTCCACTCTCGATGGTTACTCCACCAATACTATTTGAACTATTTGATTCACTTGAGAATTTTCCACCTCCCGTAGCAAAAAAGCCAGAGGTCCCCCCCACTCCTGTAGAATAGTAGCCGGAAGTTGTGCTCACTTGTCCGCCTCCGATTGTTACTAACGATGAGTTTTCCGATACCGTGATTCCGTCTCGATTCAGGACTATTCTTCTATTGCCAGAATTTGACATCGAAAAGGATACATCTGATCCAGCACCACCCGCTAGACTTATACTTCCGCCGGAGAGACTCACTCCTCCTATAGAATTTGAAGTACTAGATAAGTTAGTAATCCGTCCTGCGAGAGATATATTGGAATTTTCTAGATATACACCTCCGATGTAGTTCGAGGCTCCGGATACATTAATGTATCCAGTGGTAGTTATATTGCTATTCAAGAATCGTACTCCACCTACGGTATTATCGCTATTTGACGTGGTCTGTAGGCACCCATTTGATAAATAAACACCTCCTATAAAATTCTGTGTGGATATTTCATTCGACATTGCACCTGAAAGAGTCAATCTTCCTGGAGCAGAAATGAAGCCAGAATCAAGCCTTACTCCGCCGATCGTGTTAACAGATGAAGATATATTACTAATACTCCCATCTGAGAGAGTGACTCCGCCGATGTTGTTTGAACTAAAAGATCGATTACTAATTGACCCACTACTCACCGTATTTATTGAAAATTGTTCTACTTGGGCAGGGAATCCTAATACATTTAATAGTAGTTTCCCAACTACCAGTCCACTTTCTACCGTTAGGCGAGCGTTTGTAGTCGAAATATCTATTAATCGGTTGCACAATAGAACTCCTCCAATAGAATTAGATGACCCAATTGCTGTAGTAAATCTTCCGGTTCCAGCAAGAGTTACATTAGAATTATCAATAGCAACTCCTCCAATACGGTTCAGACTAACCGGAAGATTTGAAATAGACCCCGCAAGACTAATGTTGGAATTTTGGAGGTATACTCCTCCTATGTGGTTCAAAGTATTCGATGGAGTTACTAGTCTTCCCCCGAGGGATACATTGCAATCTTGAAAATACACACCCCCAATATAGTTCGTGCTAGTCGATATGTTACTGATGTTTCCAGACAGAGTCATACTTGCATCAAACAACCCCACTCCACCATAGTACCCATTTCCGGCACCATGAAGATCGGCAGCAAACCCAGATATTCCGGTTGGAGCAACAGCTCCGGTAATAACACCAAGCACCGTTAGATCTCCGTCGAAGACACTATTTCCACTGACTCCAAATGTCTCTGTAGGAACACAGTTAACTCCAAGAGTTCTTGCTAGAACGTTACTTGCTGAAAGATCCTTGAGAATGCTAGATCCCGAAACCTGAAACGTTGCTGTTGGAATGCAGTTGATCCCCAGTCCGTCACCTGTGAAGAATCCGCTAATAGATAAGTTCCCGCTGACGGATATGTTTCCACGAATCAAGGCGTTCCCAGAAACCTCGAAGGATGTTGTAGGAATACAGTTTATACCTAATTGCTGTTCATCGAATTTTCCATAGATCAAAGAATGATCGGAATCACTGCTATTGTGAATCACAAGAGTATTTGATACTGTAAGATCCGCTCCCGCATCTGTTCCGATAAACACATTGCTATCTCCTATGGTGTATTTACCAGCACCTGCTCCTAGAATTACATTCCCGGTCGTAGGATCCCCAGACAACCCAACAAACGCACCATATCCTACTACAACGTTCGATGTACCCTGACCGTAGGTTCCGGCACCAGCTCCCAGGTATATGCTGTAGTTTGTATTGCATAGATTCAGCCCGGTTTCTGCCCCTACCAATACGTTCCCATTGAACGTTCCACGGGCATTATTGTTTCCAGCCGCACGAACGCCGATAACTGTAGTGCTTACATTGCACGAATACACGCCTTGCATGGCCTGGCATCCTAGCGCAAGCGTTTCGTCTGCAAGATTACCCAGACCAAGATTACTAGTGTTTACAGTGTTGGCATAGACGGTATTCACATGAAGTGTTGATGCGCAAAGATCGGTCTCGAGAGTGTAATAATAGTCCCTACCGTTAGTAGTGTTGCTTACAACGGTGGGAATCAGAACAGATTGCAAAAGCTGATCAGTATATCGTGACTGACCACTGAATGGAACTCGGGCCATTTGTAAAACGGACGCTACATTTTATATGTGATAAACACCATATGAGGTACACACTATTTCCCATCGATAGCGACGAACAGGATCTTTACACGATGTACAAGCAACAGGTAGCATCTTTCTGGACAGCCGAAGAGATTGATCTATCAAAGGACAACTGGGGCGCTCTGGACGATAATGAGCGCCACTTCATCAAGTATGTTCTTGCGTTCTTTGCTGGAAGTGATGGTATTGTCCAGGAGAACCTCGCAATGCGTTTCCAATGCGATACGCAAAGTCCGGTAGCCAGGCTCTTCTATGGGTTTCAGAATGCCATGGAGGGTATTCATTCAGAGACCTATAGTTTGCTGATCGATACCTATGTGAAGGACAAGGAGGAACAACAGAAGTGCTTCAATGCAATTCAGTCGATTCCCTGTATCGGAAAGAAGGCAGATTGGGCACTGCGGTGGATCTCGTCGGACGCATCGTTTGCAACGCGTCTCGCAGCCTTCGCCGCTGTCGAAGGTATCTTCTTTAGCGGAGCCTTCTGCGCAATCTACTGGCTAAAGAAGCGAGGTCTGATGCCTGGTCTGACATTCTCAAACGAGTTGATCTCTCGCGACGAGGGGCTACACACCGTATTCGCGGTTTCAATGTTTCACAAGCAACCTCCTCCTGAAGCTGGAGTTGTCGAAGAGCTCATCCGCGAAGCCGTAGCACTGGAAAAGGAGTTCATCTGTGAGGCACTTCCTTGCAGTTTAATTGGAATGAATGCAAACCTGATGTCGGTCTACATCGAGTTCGTTGCAGACCGCTTGGCTGTTCAGCTTGGTGTTGGAAAGCTTTATGGTGCAGAGAATCCCTTTGACTTCATGGATTTGATCTCGCTGGAGGGAAAGACTAACTTCTTCGAGAAGCGCGTTGCTGAGTACAAGAAGCCTGGAGTCGGGATGGATGCTCAGAAGATGGTTATCAGTATGAATGAGGACTTCTAAGGAGTTATAATCGTGTTCCCCGCAGGATCCACATACTTTTGTTCTGAACGCATCGTCAAGTTCTCACGACGTGTAGTGTAGTAGAATAGCCCTATACCAAGAATGATCAGTAGCCACCACATTTGTAGGGATACTACATTTTCTCGAACCAATACAAAAGAATGAGCTCTATTACTCGCCTTGTATCCCAGGCTATCCAAAGTCGGTCTGTCCAGACTAGCCCAGTACCCCCTCCTGCCCCCAGCCCCCCGCAGGTGGCCCGTGGCCCTCGTCGTCACGATGAGGAGCGTGCCCGTCGTGAGGAGGAGCGCGCGGCTCGCCGTCAGAAGGTTGTTGGCTCTCAGGATGCCACAAGCTCGGTAGTAGATCGCCGTGCCCGTCGTGAGGAGGAGCGCGCGGCTCGCCGTCAGAAGGTTGTTGGCACAAGCTCCGTACCGAGCTCCCCTGCCACTCGTGGTCCCCGTCGCCACGAGGAGGAGCGTGCCCGTCGTGAGGAGGAGCGCGCGGCCCGTCGTGGTCTGCGTGCCCCCGTCGAGGTGAAGAAGCTTCTAGAGCAGTCCGTTGACGTCCCCACTTCTTCAGTTGTAGCCCCCGTCGAGGTGAAGAAGTCTGTTGATGTGCCGACTTCTTCGGTCGTCGCCCCGGTCGCCGATGTTGTCCCTCTCTAAACATGCGTCAAACGCTTAAAGAATTCATCAGTAGAACAACCAAATGCAGTTTCAGAATGCAGCAATCGCACTCCTTGCCGGAATGATTTTTGTACTGGCGTTTCTAGTCGGATGGATCTACTGGCAACAGACACGTATCCACCAGTCGCTGAATACTCTTGCAATGGTTCTATCTGAGATGCAACCCGTGTATGAGCCCCCTGTTGAGGAGGAGGAAAAGGAAAAGGAAGAAGAGGATGATCGCGAAGAAGTTGAGCAGGCTCCGCCCACCGAGACGGTTAGCGGACCTCCCGTGGATACCGACGACATCCAGTCAAAGACCCGTAAGGAGCTTCAGGAACTCTTGACAAAGAAGGGAATCCCCTTTAGCAAGACCGACAGCAAGACGGTTCTCCTTCAGCTCCTCAAGGCGGTTGCATAAAAATGGATACATACGTTGCAGATAAACTACAACGCCCCTCAAAATGTGTATTATTTGCTTCGAAGACGACGCAAATGTTACCCTTAGGTGCAAACATGCATTCCATATGAAGTGCATCATGAAGTGGTGGTACCTCCAGGACGGAGATGCCTCCTGCCCGATGTGTCGGGCTCAGATTTCTGATGAAGAGCTGATGTTTCTGACGTGTCAGCATTTCTCCAATAGGTGGCTTACGAGATATTACCAAGGAGAGAAGGCGTTCCAAAAGTTCAAACTAAACATACAAAAAAACCTTGCTGAGAACTTCACCCCGTTCTCGATGGAAGATGCACTTGACGCACCTGAATTCATTCCGTAAAAAAGGGTCTAGCCACAAATCAATGCTAGCCATAAAACTTGATATGTTATACCGTGGGTTGTCTGTGGAAGAAGCCCGTACCCGTTTTTCTGCTATTGTTCCGAGTATACCTCCACCGGTTGTAGAGGTCAGACGTCGTCGTGTCATAAAAACGGAACCAATTGCCCCTGCAAAGTAATACGCATGGATAAGTTGGTCTTCTATTCGGGATCCTCGTTTGCCCCTCCGACTCGAGGGATACACGAGGCTGGGAATCCAGCAGACTACACCGAACTTGCAGAATACTCTGGATGGCGACGAATGCTCAGTAACTTTGATACGTCAGAGTCATTTGAGTGGGATGGAATCGAGATCGGATTCGGGTTTCCAAGCGGAACTCGCTGGAGGAGCATTGAGCACGTATTTCAGGGTGCAAAAATGTCATTAGCAGGATTGCGGTTTGGACTACGGTTCACTCTGACATACGGAGACTTCATCGGATTCGGTGAGGGGAGTCTCGCCCAGTTGAATCGCAAACTAGTACCTCTAAATAAGGCACAGCTTGCAAGGTGGGATGCTGTAAAGGACCGAGTCATGGAATCTGCCACACACGCAAAGTATATTCAGAATATTGACAGTCGCTGGGCAAAGATGCTTCGCTCTACTAAAAATGCAGAACTCTGGCATCTTCAGAGACAGAGGGCACGAGCATCTGCCCTTGTAAGGTTTGAGCACCTGGAGAAGCTTAGAACTCTGTGATTTTCGTGTGCGCTGCGAAGTAAGGAAATGAAGCTGGTCTCGTTCGACGTAGGACTCCGTAATCTAGCATTTTGCGTCATGTCGGGAACAACGCGAACCGATGTATCGATTCAACATTGGGGAGTCATTGACGTTATGGCCGAAGACAAGGGTCTAGAAAAACCGACCTGCTTCAAATGCAAGAAGTCGGCATGCTGGAAAGAGGTCGGTGGTACAAGCTATGCGTGTGGTCGGCACAAGGGACCTTCTGGGCGCAGTGCTTCAACAAAGGCAACCTTCAACAAACAAAAGGTTGACGAACTATGGACAGAATTTCAGAAGCAGTTTCCAGGGGAACCTAAGCCGAAGAAAGCTGTAATGGTTGACCGGCTCTTTGAATCCTTGAAGACAAGCTCATGGAAGCGTGTAGTCTCTAACTGTAAGGCTGGATCCGTAGCAGATCTTGCTCCTGCAATCGTTAAATCACTGGACGCCCGGGCTGACCACTGGGAGGATTCGGATCTCATATGCTTTGAGAATCAGCCAGATCGCCGTATGTTTGCAGTGCAGTGTATGCTTCATATGTATTTTGCAGCTCGGGGGTTTGCTGTCCAAGGAGTGTCTGCGATTCACAAACTGGATAACATCACGAAACTCACAGATAGCACATCAACCTATAAGGGACGAAAGAAGACAGGTATTGTCCATGCGGCAGAACTGTGTCCTGCTACCTGGAAACCATACATGATGGGACACCAAAAGAAAGATGACTTAGCAGACAGCTTTCTTCAGGGATTATGGGTCATGGAGCATACTAAGTGATTCCGGGTGGCATCTTTTGAGAACACTTCTTACAACGTCCATCCCATGCTTCCGCTACCCACTGAGGAATTCGTGTACGACACTGACTACACGACGTGGGAACACATGCATACTGACAATACCAACGCTTGATACCCGTCTTGGTCTTTTTTAGACACCGTCCGTCTCCAGGACAGTCCATTATAGTTACTGTTATCTTGCGTTAAGACCTTCGGAATAGCCTCGGAACTCCAGACAAAGCATGGGAGATCTTCTCGGAGTAGAGCTTCTTTCCAATCCCGCTGTCATGGGAGGAGAACCCAAACTCGATATTAAGATGGCAGATCTTGTAGACATTCAGATTCCCTCTATCTCCGAAGAGCGGACTGTAATGACACCCAAGTTGGCACCTACGTTCGAGGAGACGGGCCCAGTGCAGTTTGCTGGGCTTGATAACCTGAATGCGTCGCAGTATTCTTCTCATATGCCTCGGATGTCCGAGGAGACTATCATGAAGGAGAAGTATGAGATTCTTCGCAAGTTTGAGCGTCTTTCCAAGCTCGGTGTCCCTATGCGGAAGCGGTTCACCATTGACAGCCCTCTGGAGGAGATGAAGATGGAGCTGGAGTTCATCAAGCGCGAGAAGTCTATGGATACCACGATCAAGCAGTTCTCCGAGTGGTTCGTGACAGGCATGTCTGCAATGGAATGGGGGTCTCAGAATATCGCAGCACTCAAGATGTTTGGTCTTGATCTCCAGGGTCTTTCGGAGTCTGCTCAGATGAATGTCGTAGATATGGAGGATGATTTCGAAGAGCTCTATGAGCTGTACGGTGAAAAGGTCAAGATGCACCCCCTGGTTCGCATTCCCCTTAAGACGTGCATGATGATCTATATGGTTCACCTGACAAACCAGATGGCTCGCAAGGCTCCCATTCCTAACATCAACGATATCATGCGTCAGAACCCTGATATTGCTCGCACTCTTGCAAGTGCTGCGATGCAGAATCAGACGACTCAGATGCGTAACACTGCAACTCCTCCTCCCCCGAGCAACCCTATGGGAGGCATGATGAACTTTATGCAGGGTATGCTTCCTCAGGGACCTCCTCCGGCCCAGCAGACAAAGTCGATTCCTAAGCCAAATTTCCCGAAGGCATCGTTGCCGACTCCTCCTGCCCCGAAGCGTGAGATGCGCCCCCCTCCCGCGGGTATTGCAGAGCTTCTCAAGAGCATTGGAGCACCCCCTGCAAACGCTCCGCCCCTTCCGCCCCCTGTAGAAGCCCGTCCTAAGTCTGCCATGAAGAAGAGCCCTGGTTCCACTGGCAAGAACTCTGTGGTTATAAAGCTTTAGACCACCAACGACGTGCAGAAGCCGTCTTCTTTGCAGCGCGAACAAGATCAGAGTCTGTAGTACGATATGTCTTGCCCTTCATCAGAAAGGAGTGAACCCTCGCATACCCCCATTGCTCCTGAGTTGCCCCGGGACGATGGCCGGTCCGCCATGCAGCCATTCCGCGATTATACGATTTGCGTATGTATCGCAGTGGAACCCCTGTAGCCCTAGCCTTCTCTGGAAGAGACTTGGCATCAGGAAACTTTGCCTTCCAACGTTGGGTATACCCCGACGGCTTGGTCCGAACTCCCTTGTCAGTTTTGAACCCCACATACGCTTTGGCACTCTTCCAAGACATAGACCCAAACTTGCGTATCTCATTTCTGCGGGTCTTCTTTGCACGAGCAGAGAGACCCGTAAAATACTTCGCAGGTTGCATTGAGTTATAGGCATATAAAATGGATGAACGCATTCTATTCCAACATACATCACACGATGTTGCAAATTGCCGATCTTGAGAATGCTCCCGAGGTTGAGAATCCTTACTCCTTCCCTCTGGATCCATTCCAGAAACACGCCTTCCATGCTATTAACGAGTCTGAGAACGTACTTGTCACCGCAAAGACCGGAAGTGGAAAGACTCTGGTAGGTGAGTACCAAATCAAGGTCTCTCTCGGACGTGGAAAGCGCGTCTTCTACACAACCCCCATCAAGTCTCTCACGAATCAGAAGTTTCACGATCTGAAAACAGCTGGGCTTTCAGTCGGAATCATGACAGGAGACATCAAGTTCTGTCCGAATGCCGATGTGGTTGTCATGACCACGGAGATCCTGTGCAACCTGCTGTACAAGCGGGGTACCAAGTCGGAGATCATTGGAGACACTGCATCTCTCTCTATCGACGACGTTGATGCTGTTATCTTCGACGAGGTTCACTACATCAACAACATGGAGCGTGGTAAGGTGTGGGAGGAGTGTCTTATCCTTCTTCCTCCCAACATCAAACTCATTCTGCTCTCTGCTACCCTAGATCAGCCTGAACGATTCGCGAGTTGGCTTGGTGAGCTGAAGCAACGTCCTATCCATCTGATCTCCACGAAGTATCGTATCGTCCCGCTCGTTCACAAGGTGGGAGACACGGTTCTAATGGATTCCAAGGATGTCTTTCATCCTGATGCCTACAATCGTTGGCTAATGAATCTAGAAAAAGACAAGAAGGAGGCTGCAGTGCACCGTCGCCAGGTTGCGAACCGAGAGGAGGGACAGGTAGTCCACAAGACCGTCCGTATCCACTCGTTCTTCCACCGAATCAACGAGCTCGTTCGGGAGATGAATGAGAAGGAACAGCTTCCTGCCTTGTTCTTCGTGTTCTCTCGCAAGAACTGCGAAGCGTATGCCGCAAAGGTAGAAGAAGACCTCCTGGACAGCTCGGATGTTGCATCAGTCAAGCACATTCTGAGCTTCCATCTCCGAAACTTCCCAGACCTCCAGAAGTCTCCTCAGTATAACAAGCTGTACGAGCGTCTGCTAAAGGGAATCGCATTCCACCACAGCGGACTTCTTCCCGTCTTGCGAGAGATGGTTGAGATTCTGTTCGCCAAGGGATTTGTCAAGCTCCTGTTTGCTACGGAGACGTTTGCCGTGGGAATCAACATGCCTACAAAGACGGTCGTTATGACATCCTTTCGGAAACATACCGAGAAGGGACTGAGAATGCTGAAGCCCGACGAGTACATTCAGATGGCAGGACGCGCCGGGCGCCGTGGGAAGGATGTGTCGGGAACCGTAATCTATATCCCAGAGCGCGAGCCTGAGCCACTCTCCTGCGTCCAGACGATGATGAAGGGTGGAAATCAGACCCTTGAGTCGAAGATGGACTTCCACTATGGCTTCGTTCTGCGAACGCTGTATTCGAAGGGCATGAATTGGCGAGATATTGCAGAGAAGTCATTCTGGAAGGCGCAGAATGATATGGTGATCACTGGAATGCAAAAGAACCTGGCTGATCTCATCGAGAAGCGGGATGCCCTCGCAATGAATGGTACTCTTCTGGAGCATCTTGAGACCCGTCATCGTCTTGAGGTAAAGATCGCGGAATCTGTGAATGCAGAACGTCGCGACAATCAAAAGCTTCTAGAGACTTGGAAGAACACGCACGTTGGACCGAAGTGGGAGAATGGGTGGACATCCTTCCATACCTGGAAGAAGCTGAATCAGGCGATTGCTGCAGAAGAGGGGTTGATCTACCATACCACGAACTACCGCGCTGATATCGAGTGTAACATCGAGTGGCTGAAGAGTAATGGCTTTGTTGGGACACTTGGACTAATGGCAGCCAATGTTCATACCGGGCATTCCCTTCTGATGGCAAAGGTTTACCACGAGAAGCTGTTTCATGGATTGGATCTTCGGCAGATGATCGGTTGCATCTCGTTGTTCGTGCAGAACGGAAAGGAGTTTCCGGTGCTGTATGATGGAGGTGAGCTTTCGGAGAACGGTGTCAAGTGCGCTGAGGCTCTATTCGATCTTGCAAAGAAGTACTCGAGGGATAACAGCCCTGAGTCCTATTGGACACTCGATGCTAGTTGGGTTGATATCGTAATGCGCTGGTTGGATGGCGAGGATGCATTCGTTATCTGCAGGGATTACGAGTTATATGAGGGCGACTTTGTGAAGGCTATGCTGAAGCTTCGCAAGGTCGTCGAAGAGTGGGTGGTTCTTGCTGGGATCTCCGATGATCTAGACATGCTCGAGAAGTTCCGCGATGTGGAACCAATGATTATCCGAGGGATCGTAACGCAAGACAGCCTGTACATCCGGCTTTAAGGTGTGAACAAACTAGAACTCAATGGATCATCATAAGATTCTAGCAACTCTTAAGGGGCTTGTTGCAGTAAACAAGGAATTGGTTGATGAGCTATGTCGTCTAATTAATGTGTATCAGGATCCTGCAACTCCTCTCACAAGTGTAGAGGCACCTTTTGAATTCACGGAGACACCGGGAACCTATGTTCAGGTAAGTATGCCAACTGTAAAGGAGATGGCCGACAAGCTAGACGCAATTTCACTTGCCGGCAAAGTAGACAATCCCAACTCCAAAGAGAATAGCGATTAGGAACCGATCAAATCCTGATATGAAGCTTTTCTTTGAAGGAGAGAGCTCGTCGAACTTCTTCTTGTACTCGGGGGGCTTGAAGGGTAGATACACAAAGCGACCAAAAGGGAATACCGTTGGGTCCATGGTTATTTTGCATTGGTAGAAGTGGTCATACCATGCAAGAGCCAGGTATGGAAAGTAGAGCAGTGCAATCAATACGCGTATATTCTTTGCAGGAAGATACCAATATCCTCCTGCAATGATAAGAGTTGCTGCTACACATTTCAGGTTCAGCGAAAACGGTTGATCGTCAAAAAGTCCACCTGCCATTATATCACTACTGGAATAACCGCGGGGCCTTGGCGTCAAAGGCGGGTTGCTCAACGTTTCCTAGCCTGGGTATTTCATCCTTCTCGGGATTTGCCATTCCTTCGGGTCCGCGACGGGAAATGCCCATCGCTATGATAACAAACCCGGCTGTCAAGGCTATCGAGGTAACCAGATCGCGCGTTGCAGTATAACACAGGGCAAATATTGCAAGACGGCGCAATATCAGGTTTCGACGGTACTCTTCATCGTTTGTACTGATCTCGTCTACGATATGCCTACCCCAGATATTCGTCATAATCATGAGGATTCCTATTGCAAACTTACTTTCTAGAATCTCAGCAAGCATCCCTTACTTAGAAACTCGCGAAGTTTTCATAGTGCTCAGTCTTTTCTGCCCCACTGGGAACGGCTCCATCCGAACTACCCTTGTGGGAGGGAACCCCGCCCTTAGATGAAGTACGGCTAGGATCCTCCTCCTTAACAGTCTTAGCCATATCCTTTGTAGCCTCCCACTTTGCACACTCCTTCTTCTCATCCATGGAAAGCTTTGACATGTCCTTGCATTTGTCGGAATCAGCTGTGAATCCCTCATGGTATGTAGAGTGAACCGCCTTGACATAGAAGACAACTGCAAGAAGGGCAAGGGGAACTGACTGGTACATCGTAAGGTATACAATTCCTCCAAGTGCAACGAACCGACCCAGCCCCGTGTACAGAATGTCCTTGACTACCTTCGGAACGGGAGATGAGAAGAATGCAAGATAGACAACTGCTAGTCCGATAAGTCCAAGGTGTACGCTTTGACGCATTTGTTGACACCCCACATTTTTCTACGTTCTTCTAAGACAAGTGTGAATGCCAGAGTATGCATCACTAGAAGAGGTTTACGGGGTTCCGTTTGGGAAACGCGCTCCAGTAACACAAACTGCAGAGGCCACTGTTCGCCCTATAATGAAGAAATCAGAAGAGGCTGTTGCAAAGCACAAGACACTCTTGGACTCTCTGACAGCCAGTCTGCCTATCACGGCTGAGGAACCGAACTACAAGGCGTCAAGTCCCTTCTTTCGCGAACCGTCACGTCCCCTCACGAAGGTTGAGGCATTCTCTGACTTTTCGTATGCCCCTCCCGATTTTGAGCTGAAACAGTTACAAGATCAGGTTCGCCGTATTCTACACATGGTCGAGCAGAACAAGACAGGATACGAAACTCCCGCGACGAACGACATGCTCCTCTATATTTTTACAGGGGTCTTCTTCCTGTTCACGTTTGATCAGTTTGTGGAACTTGGACGGCATATGCGCTAAATTTTATGCCGAGAGGATAAATGCTACCCTACAGTGTTAGCTGTACTGTGACTCCGAACCCGATTCGCAAAAAGTCTGCAACGCAAATTACTCCGTGTCCACAGGCATTGATTACGAACACGTCGACTCCTGATAAGTTTCTATCGCAATACTTACCGGGGAAATCCGTGTATAGATGTTTTTGGAGGTAAAGGACAATGCCATATTATCCGGGGCTTACGCCGTGTGCACTTTCGAGTGTCACATCGCCGAGTACCCCTGACAAATTCGCAGTGAGATATATCCCTGGAAAGGGGATATATCGCATTTCGACAGAGTGTGTAGACTTTCCGATACCCCCGGTGTCAGGCTATCTGACGTTTGAAGCGGGATCATACCTAAGAGGACCGCTTTCTGGTGACCTCACCGAATGTACAATTGAGTTTTTTGCAAATGTCAATACTGTAACGCTTCAGAGACTACTTGCATTCTCGGGTGGTCTCTTTACAGTTTTTCTACACATCGAAGATGGAGATCTTATTCTGGGAAAGGTTGGAAGTGGGTTTTTAGATACGGTTACATGCAAGCTTCCTAATGAGCTTCTAAATTCATGGCACCACTATGCAGTGTGTATAGACGAGATTACCTTTACTCTATATATTGATGGAACGGAGATACTAACAGCTGTATTATCTGGGATTTCGACTTCTACTGAAATAAGTATTGGGGGAGGCGATGCCCCATCGTTCACTGGGCAACTCACGAACTTTCGCATATCGACGAATATTCTGTACCCCGGAAGAGTTCCAAGTGTTCCCCTCTCAGCTGGCAATTCTGTGCTACTTCTTCTAGTGTATCCGGAAGGACCAACGGTTGATTCAAGTCCGGTTGGAGTTCAGTTGAATGAAGTTGGAACGATTTTGTTTAATAAGGGGCCAATAGAGGTAGCTCCTGCTATCTTTTCAGACTATGGTATATTGAATTTTGATGGTAATTCTTACTTGGAAATAAACGTTGATCCTTCTTTATTCGATGATGGAACGGCCGACTTTAGAATAGACTGGTATATGAACCCCACGGATTCTGAAGATATGGACATCCTTTCTTGGTACAGCGATGAGTGCGTTTTTGAATGTAGTATATACGAGTCGAAACTAATAGTCTTATTTGGCAACAATTCATATGGGGGACCGCTTCCATTCGAGGGATATCCCGGTGTAGAGTGTCCGATAACGTTCAACAAATGGGAGCATTATACTATCTATAGGAGGTCCAACGAGATCCGTGTCCTAATTAATGGTATCAAAGTAGGGTCCTTTCTCGTCGAACCGACACAAGTCATCGGGGACGAATTTTATATTGGAGCGGCTAATCGCAATGATTTTGTTGGTTCGATCACTAATCTTCGACTAGATGTTGAATTGGGAAGAACTATTTTACCGTTGTCCGGGGGAATACTGTTGTTTCTTGCAACTCCATATTATCCATTCAAGAACTCCGGTAGTTCAGGAGCAGTAAACAACAGCGGTGTAACAAGTGCGATTGGACCCATCGATATACCTCTAAACAAATCATACAACGTATTCACAGACTTCTCGTATACGAACTATATATCATCCACACTGACCCCGGGTTCTGGCGACTTTACAATTGAGTGTTTTTTTAGATACTCTGTAGACGGGTATATATGGACGTTTTACAAGGATCCCCTTCTACCATACTTGCAGTTATATGTGGTGGATGGAAAGCTCGACGTTGATTCCTCGTTTTTGAATGAGACTATCACCATAGGAACAGTTGACTTTGATACATGGTATCACTGTGCTGTAACTCGTTACAAAAATAACTGGTATGGAACACTCAATGGGAGCACATCGTTTTTAGCTACAGGTACGCTGAATCTTGGAAACATAGGACTAACCATCGGAGACCTTTCTCCCGGACTCGGATACTATTTGGTTGGAGCTATTTCAAACTTTCATTATGTGAAACGTGCACTCTATTACACCGACTCTGTTATAGAGGTAATACCCACTCAACCAATACAATCGGTGATAGATACACAACTCCTTCTCCTTGCAAAACCCGGGGCTCCATTCAAAGATTCCAGTGGAAACCAAAATGGTACTATTGGAAGATGTGCAGTCATTCCGGGACCCTTAAATTTCTCGCAGTTTATGGACTACAATATATTCACAGGCTTCTCTGAGACAAAACATCTTATATATCAAGTCAACCCAGGAACATCAGATTTTACAGTTGATTTCTTTTTCAACTGCATTAGCGTTGGAAATTTGTGGTCGTTCGAGAAACCGGATGGCACATACCTTTCGATGGATATTTTTGACGAAGTCCTTTATGTGGGGTCGCCGGTTGTTGCCGGACCAGTTTCAGGAGTGGTTCTGAATCGATGGTATTACGTTGCTTTAACCCGGAGTGGGAATAGCTGGTATGCAACACTTAACGGAACAACTATCTTTCTTGATGAAGAACTTCTGGATCTCAGGGGAACTCAGCTATTCATTGGATACCTTCCGGGATCTACTCCTTTCGATGGATCTATTTCAAACTTCAGATATACGAGCCGGGCTCTCTATTCAGATGAGACCTCTACAATCCCAAGTCTACCGCTGACTGTCATTCCAGATACACAGCTTCTCCTACTTGCAAAACCAGGAAAGGCGTTCAATGACTCAAGCATCTACAATCGAGCAGTTACAGGTTCATGTACTATTACTCCAGGGCCATTTGACCCTTTCTCGAACCTATCGGAGAGCTACAATATATTAACAGGATTCTCGCCAGCTACCTATCTATTCTACCCATTCCTGGTTCCAATTGGAGACTTTACGATCGAGTGTTTCTTCAAGACTTCAGTCGTCTCGACTATTCGGCAGAGGTTGTGGGGGTTTACTGATATTAGTCTTACTAATCCGTCTATTAGAATTGATATTCGCAACGGAATACTGCGCTTCCAATATACCCGCGATAATACACCTTGGTCTGCCAGTGTATTTGAGACTGTAGTCGATACCTGGTATCATTTCTTGGTAACCAGAAGTGGAAATGAATTTTACTTATTTGTTAATGGGGGACTTGTAAGAACGCTAAACATCGACACAGACTTCAGTCCATATTACCTCAGCATAGGAAACATTGATGGGGCTCCGGATTATCCGTTAGACGGGTACATTTCTAACTTTCGTTATGTAACACAGGCGCTATATACTGATAGTTTTGTGATTCCAACACCTCCACTGGAGGCAATAGATGGTACAACCCTATTACTTCTTGCAAAACCTGGAGAATCCTTCAAAGATTCAAGTGAATTCAACAGGATTCCTAGTGGAAAATGCGCAGTTGTATCGGGGCCTATTGATCCGCCTGAAACTAGATATGGTATACTCAAGTTCTCCGATGACCAGTATATCACATATACTATCGATCCCGATACTTCAAACTTTACGGTCGAGTTCTTTTTCAAGACATCGGAGAGTCTCACCCCTCTTTGGTGCTTCGGAGATGGCATCCAACTTGTCGGGAATTATATCAGAGATTCCAGTTTGTACGTAGAAGCATCGAATGGAATATCTCAGATTGTTGGAACTATAGAACCAGACACATGGTATTACTATGCTCTAACTCGAAGTGGGAATGATTGGTATACTACGGTTGACAACACTACCGTACTTGTCGGGACAGGTAGTCTAGATCTCACGGGAACAAGGTTGTATATTGGGTACTTTCCTGGGTACGGATTTTTTCAGGGGTCTATTTCAAACTTTAGGTTTGTTAAGAATGATCTGAATAAACCACTTCTGATACCTATTCCTCCCTTAGAGAACGTAGGGGACACAGAACTCCTTCTACTTGCAAGACCCGGTCAGGTCCTCGAAGATTCGAGTAATAATCCCAAGACCGTCAGTGGAAGCTCTGGATGGGGTCCAGGGCCTATACGATAAGATGATTTCTAGTATATACTCAAATGCCGATTAATCCCAATATTGCGGCGAGTGACTACACCGCCTATGTAAGGGCAAAGTCAAATGTAGTCGGTCGTAAGTTTGTTCCCCCCGACTACACCAGCAGTTTGCTGTCTGCACTCACCGTTAATTCTGACGTTGGGAAGTCGTTGGGAAACAAGCCTCTCCCGCCCATTTCCGGTTATCTAACTTTTGAAGCAGGCTCAAGAGTCCGCGGTGCTCAGCCCATTCCAAACATTGGAACGTCGGATTTTACTATCGAGTTTTTTGCGAATATTACGTATACGTCTGCGCAGTATGGAGAGAACATCTTTAAACTAGATCACCAGGACGGTAGTATTAATGTGCGTATTGGAGACGAAGGTATTATTATAGATGACGAAATTGATGTCGTTTTTGAATGTGCATTTCCCACCGCGCTTTTTAATTCATGGCACCACTATGCGCTGTGCCGGAGATCAGGAGACTTTGATTTTTATGTTGATGGAGCTCGAGTCTCACTAGAGTCGTTTACTACAACAAGTGCGGTTGACGAGAATCCTGAGATCAATATTGGATACGGTATACAATCAGCCTTCCCAGGAAAACTTACAAACTTTCGTATCACTAAGGTAGCGTTGTATCCCGGTACGGTTCCGAGCATTCCTCTTTCTGGGACCGATTCTATACTGCTCATCCTTGCTACTGCGGACGGGCCTATAACAGATTCAAGTCCATATGAAGCCCAACTTGTTGTAGAGGGGACCGTAGTTGTCAGTAATGGCCCTGTCTTGACAACTCCACCTATATTTTCACAGTATGGTGTTCTAGAGTTTGATGGAGATTCTCACTTAGAAATAGATGGTACGATTGACGACGGGACATCCAACTTTACAATCGAGTGGTATATGCGTCCAACAAGCTATGAGGTAGATGTATTTCAGATTTATACTTCCACTGATTTAGACGAGCTATTTTGCTTTATTGATGAGTCAAATCTTGTTGTGTTATTTGGAGATAACGGAGCAGGTAATGCTCCTTTATACGGTTATTCTGGCGTTGTAACACCCGTACTATTGAACGAATGGCATAAGTATGCAATTCAACGGATATCGACAACCGAGATGGAGGTACTTATAGACGGTATCGTTGTTGGCTCATTTACAATCCCAGAAACACGGGTGCTTAATGGAGACGAACTTCTGATTGGATATGATGATTTTGGAGATAAGTTCGTGGGCTCCATAACAAACTTCCGGATTAGCACTGGGCTACAGAACGATACTCTACCGCTTTCTGGCGGAGAGGTTCTACTTCTTGCAGACCCATTTAATCCCTTTTCAGATTCAAGTGGAAATGACAGGGGAGTTGACAATGATGGTGTAACCAATAGCTTAGGACCGATTACCGTGGATCTATCCACTACAACCATTCTACGGTATAGTTTAAATCAAGGATCGAGTATCAACTGGGATGGAACCATATTTAGGAGAAATGTAGACTTGCCAGGGTATTCTTATACCGCTATTATAGGTTCTACCCCCGATAGTACCGTCCCTTTTAGCACTGACTTAATAAGTGTAACAATCGGAAATTTGGTTACAAGTATTGGAGATGATGCATTCATTGAGTGTTATAATCTGGCAACTGTAACGTTTTCAGAACCTTCATTACTCGAAACTATTGGTGACTATGCATTCCAAGATACAGCACTCACATCTATAGTAATTCCAGGTTCGGTTACAGATATTGAGTATAGTGCATTCTACAACTGTACATCATTGAAACGTGTAACATTCGCATCACCTTCATCGCTTGAAACTATTGGCGAGTCTGCATTCGAGAGGTGTGAGGAACTGACATCTATAGTAATTCCAGCTTCGGTTATAAGTATTGTAGATGATGCGTTCCGAAACTGTTACGTTTTGAATACTGTAACGTTCGCATCACCTTCATCACTTGAAACTATTGGTACTGGTGTGTTCAGAAACTGTTACCTACTGAGATCCATAACAATTCCAGCATCGGTTACAAGTATCGGCCAGTCGGCGTTCCGAAACTGTTACGTTTTGAATACTGTAACGTTCGCATCACCTTCGTTACTTGAAACTATTGGTTATGCTGCGTTCGACAGTTGTGAGTCACTGGGATCTATAGTAATTCCAGCTTCGGTAACAACTATTGAAGACGAGGTGTTCTTTGAGTGTACCAAGTTGGAAACTGTAACATTCGCAGCAGGTTCGTTACTTGACAGTATTGGAGTTGGTGCATTCACAGAGTGTACCTTGCTTACAACTATAACAATCCCAGCTTTGGTTACAAGTATTGGAGATGATGCATTCACGAATTCTGGGCTAACAACTGTAATCATATCCGCAGAAACAGCTACTCTTCTAGGTAAAACATCGCCAACACCCAACCCTCCAGGTATCGACTTTTTCGGAAGAACCGTTGCTAGCATTCTTCCTAGTGCTCCTCCTAGTGGTCCCCAAACAGTTCTAGAGTATGGGTCGTTTCAGGGAGGCGTTATCGACTGGGATGGAACCATATTTACAAGAAACGCAGATCTGCCAAATTTTTCGTATACTGCTGTTGTGACATCTATTCCAGCAGTTACAGTTCGCTTTTCTGCAGATTTACTAGCAGTAACGATCGGAAACGTGGTTACAAGTATTGGTGATAATGCGTTCGAAAATTGCGAGTCACTGCAATCTATAGTAATCCCAGCTTCGGTTGAAAGTATTGGAGATGAGTCGTTCTATACTTGCATCAATTTGGAAACTGTGACATTCGCACCAAATTCAGAACTTCAAAGCATTGGCAACTACGCGTTCAGGGGGTGTGAGTTACTGAGATCCATAACAATTCCAGCATCGGTTACAAGTATCGGCCAGTCGGCGTTCCGAAACTGTTACGTTTTGAATACTGTAACGTTCGCATCAGGTTCACTGCTTGACATTATTGATGAACATGTATTCCAAGGGTGTACCTCATTGGAATCTATAGTAATTCCAGCTTCGGTTGAAAGTATTGGTTTATATGCCTTCAGTGGCTGCATCGTTTTGGAAACTGTAACATTCGAAGCAGGTTCGTTACTCGACAGTATTGG